AATTGTACTCGAGGCGGGAATTGAACCCGCACGGCCGCAATGGCCACAGGATTTTAAGTACTAATTTGTGTCCTTATTTCTATGGTTGAAAATCAATTTGTTAGATTATTTTTGATAGAAATTTCTACTGGTTTTCAACCGGACCAACATTCCCGTCTAATCCGGTACCTGATTCTATTGTTATATTTTCTCCTTGGGTCATTTCACCTGATTCTTGGCTTATATCAATATTGTTATTCATCGAAGTATCCTTAACCTTAATTGTTATTGTCGTAAGAACGTTCCTTTTAAAAGTAATGTCCTTATTTATTAAAGGTACGACTGCTCCGTCAACCTTCTCCCAAGATATAGATACAGGGATTGTTTCTGAGTAATCATCTTTAGTCCATGTCAAACCGTTAGGGTAAGTATTTTTAAAGGTAAATATATCCTGAATTTCGGTTTGCCCGTAAGGAATATTTAGCTCCGCTGCTTCTTTTATATTTATTTTTAATTTTCCTTCTGTCAAGCCTTCTGCAATGAATTTAATACCAAAGGATACACGTTTCATATTTATAGATATAGAACCGTTTTCAGTAGGATTGTAATTTTCAATTTCGCCATAATATCTTTCAATAGGTGCGACCTCACAACTTTCAAAATTTGATGTACCCGCAACCACCCATGTGGATCCCTTATCAATGTATGATAGATAGATTTTGTTATCTAAAGATAATAAATTTGTTAATTCAAGGCTTTTGTTAACTCCCAATAATATAAATGGTTCATAGTAACCGCCATTATAATAATATATTTTATTTTTCCCGTCAACAACCATCGTCACCTGAAATTTATAACTGTAACCTTCCAGCAACTTTATTGTCATCTTAGATTTATCATCAAACAGCCCATATGCATAAGGTGTGTATTCATTCGTAGAAGTCTTTGAATATACTTGAATACCATACAAATCATTCCCACTCGCTTTAGACAATGGAGATTCTTCTATATCTATTTCCCCTGTTAACCCTAAAGAAACAATGTATTCTTTAGGTTCCTCTGGTATTGGTTCTGGCTCCGGTTCTCCTTCACTGACTGAAGAACATGCCCAAAATGTAATTATACAGATTAAGAATAATAGATTTTTCATGATGTCTCTATTTAGCACATTTATAAATTAGTTTTTCTTTTTCTTGTTCTTAAGTAATTTCTTCTCCTCTGATTGTAAACGCCTTTCCACTTTCTTTACATCCTCGCCTGCATCCATATTTTCCGGAATAATACCACGGCCCAATAACATTTCCCGGACAGCTGCATTATTGTCCACATGCTCTTTTTCAATAGAACTATGACCCCGCAAATCTTTTTGTTCTACGTTTACCGATGTCATTTCAGCAGCAAAATCCTTTGCTTTAATACCAATAGTCGGCAAGAAGTCAGCTAAAGGACGGCTATCCGGAGCTCCTAATTTCCGTTTCAGCAGGGCTGTATCAAGATGAAATAATGCCCGGTCTCCCTTCGACCGGATAATAGCAAACCCCTTACTATCTACTCCGCGTTCGTATAATACACCTGATAACCGTTTCTCTGTCTCTGCAAGCTTTGCCCTTGCTTGTACACGCTCATAATCAATCAGACGTTTTTGCACCAATTCAGCGCGGCGGGTCTGCACGGCGAAATAATTTTGGGCAAATGCGATCTGTGGCTTGCGGGGATCACCATTCTGTGCAATTAAGTAACAAGCATATCGGGTAAGCATGTAGTCATCTACTTCGCGCTGCGCTCCTTTCGCAAGCTCGATCATTTTGCGAACGTCCGCAAAATGATCAGCAACCGATTCTCCAGCGCTTTCACACGCACTTTTTGCCTTTTCAATAGCAGGAATAAAGTTGCGCCATTGGGTATATCCTAAAATTGAATGGAGCTCACGTCCGCTCCAACACTCTACTCCGTCGTACAGACAGACAATGGATTCAAACCGTACAAATAGTTCTTTTATTTCTTCTGTTTTCATTTAGCACGTTTATATTTTAGCACACTCAAAATTTAATCCCCTGATACCTTTTGCAGTTGAATAATCCTGCCGGTTTTTTCATCGACCTGAGCAATCTTATTGACCATCGCCTGCAGTATTTTACTTTCAGCTTCGTTTCTTTTTGCGACTTCGGTAAACTGTTTATCCATAAGAGTATATAGTTTTGTAAATTGCTCAACCATAGCTAATCTTTGCTCTTTTAGTTCTGCCATCATTGCAACTCTTTGTTCTTTCATTTCTACCCGTTGTTCACTCATTTGCAGGTGGAAGGACTTCAATTGGCTATCCATATTGGACGACACGAGCTTCATAAATTCTAATATCTCACTCATTGGAACGTCTTGATTTTCGTTAGTACTTTCCGTATTACGTTCCTCTGAAATCGTTTGTTTCAGATTATTTTCTGAATTTTCAGAAATATTTTTAAGCATTTTCCCGTCACCTGTTAAAAGCCATTCCGCGGAAATATCATTGCAGGTCGAAATTATTTTCCGAACAACATCCAAAGACAATTTTCTATCTCCAGTCAATTGCTGATTGAGAGTGTTTTGTTTCACACCTATCATTTCTGCAAAGGAATTTGTAGAACATTGCTTATACTCTATTATTTTTCTTACTCTATCTATCATTTAATCTTTATTTTATTGGTTTATCACAATTGAGATTATATATTTGTAATGAATTAATTTCAAGAATCGAGTTATGAAAAATCCATTTAAAAAATCAACTCAAATAAAACATGATCTCTCAGACATCCAATTTGTTGCTAAAATGCAACACAAGATAGACGCTTATGATGAAGCATTAACAAAACTTGTATGCTATATCCGAGATCCCAACTGCATCTATGAAGGAAATCCTTCAATTTTTATGCTCCGAGAAATTCCTGAATCGGGACAGGTATTTCGCTTCCTGCTCTGGATTAAGCAAAACCAGCTAGATGTGTTTGAACGCTTCCTAAAGGATGAACTCGGAGATCACCCCCAATAATGCCCCAAGTGCGAATAAAATCGCCCTTACCCACCATTCAAACCGTGCTCGCTTTTCTGACAAGAATTGGAGTTTTACGAGCTTTGCCTCCAATTCTTTGTTTTCATGCTCCAATGTTTCCATGCGTTCCGCTTGCCCAAATATGTCTTTTTCAAGACAGACTTTGCCATGTTGTGAAATAACGCATGAACAACCTCCAAACTCGTTATAGCTTACCTTTTCAACCAGTCCATTTAGCTCGAACTCACTGCTTATTATATCAGTCTCCCGCTCGTCCCTTGTCCTGTACCAATTTATCCCTGCATCTGCAATCTTACTTAGCAGGTATGTTTTCTCCGATGCAGTGTATATATTCATAATATTTCTTTAATAGGAATACTATTCAGCATCATCAAATTCTCCATTTGCCACTGTTTCAATCATAAATTCACTGTCAAAATCAAGGCGGATGCTTGCTTTATTTGCATTACCCACATAGGACGTGTAAAACGAAAAAGATTTCATCCCGTATGGGCGCACTTCATCGTATGACACACTTCCATCATCTTGTGATATTTCTTCACCATTCCTTTTATATGTAACTATATACTTTAAGTTTGGGATGCTGTATTTAGTATTATTCTTTACAACACCGCTCCCACTTGCTGAGTAGCTATAATCACTTGACTCCCAACTCCAATCTGAAATTTTCACATTTTCAAGAAGATAGGCATTGAATTTTAATGTTAATTGCATCAATTCCGTGCTGGCTTCTTTTACATTCTTTGCTATTTGCTGGTCTGTAATACTATCACCTTTTACATATCCTTTCCTTTTTGCAAATTTGTATATCAACTCATCAGATAAGTCGCAAAGCCCTTTTGAATCATAAATAATATAGCCATCACTCGGCTTTTCTTCATTTTTAGGCTTTGTGTATATTGTTATTTGCGATTCGGAGCTTTTACCGAATCCGTTTGTGAACTTATTGGTTACAGAAACACTATATTTTTTTTCTTCAAGTTCTGTCACTTCTTTCACGATAATTGTATCTGACTTGTAATAATTTTGAAGATTACCTACTTCTGGATATAGCTCTATCATCTTATCTTCTTTATCATTTTTAATGGCAGAGAAGAAATCTTGCGTCACTTTCTTTGCTTCATTCTTGTAACCACAAGAAACAAGTCCAACCGCAACCACGGATAGAAGCATATAAAATAAAATCTTTATCATAATACTGTTTTTAATTGTTTATCAATAAATTTACATATTCAATACATCCATGCAATAAGATATAAATCTCTCATTTCCCATAACCGTTATTTATAATCAATATAAATATCACATTTGAGATAAAATAATACATATTTAAAATACAATTTATCACAATTGTGATTATCTTTGCCTTGTGATTAGATGAAAACACTAATCCATGAGCATAAAAAATAAATAATATACAAACATAATAAAAATGGATGAAATATCAATTAATAAACCCAAAACTTTAAAAAGCCAGATTTTAGATATGCAGGCTGGAACGTGTCTTTTTGTCCCATTCCGGGAATATACAGAGATGCACGTAAGAAAAATAGTAAGGTTTCTTAATCGGGATGGATATTCTTATAAAGCAACGAGTGCGGGTGTTATAGACGGGATAAATGTAATAAGATTAAAATAATTATGGAGCTGATCCTTCAAAATACCGACCGTATTGAAATGTCGATGAGTGAGTTTATTGACTTTACAAAATATGTTATCGGGGAAGCAATTGCAGAGAAATACAATGAATATATGAGCCGGAACGAAGCGATCAGATATTTAGGTAGCCGGAGCAGGTTGGAAAAAGCAATTGCAGCGAAGTTAATTAATCCGGATAAAGGGAGTGGAAATCAGAAATGGAAAGTGAAGACTCGGGAAGTAATTGAAGCGTATAAAATAATTGGTAAGTATGAAAGGTGATTTTGCTGTTATGGATGAAATTTACCGGATACGTCAGATGTTAGACAGCCGGATAAATGATATCAGGGTTTCGGTACATGAAACACTTGTAATGCAGGGGGCGGCATCTCCTTTTATAAACCAGAGCAAGGCTTACAAGGTTTTTGGCAGGAAAAATATAACGAATTGGGAGTCATGGGGATTAATAAAAGGGATAAAGGACGGGGAAGGGAATGGACAGGTAAGATATGATTTGTCCAAGCTCATTTTGATTGCCGGAACTCCAAATAGAACTGAATATTTTAAAAACAAGAAGTTATGAAACGACTACTAAAGAAGTGGCTGAAAAGAAGAGTGTATGACATATACCCATGTATATCCGGATGTCCGGGAGTGTTCGAATATATATATAACAAACCATTGCACAAGTGGAACATTTATTTGCTCATCCTGCGCAATGACGGTTCGAGATTCCAGAATATTAAAGAAGTGGAAATGGTTTATGAGTGGCTTAACAGCGACATGACTTTTGATAATGTCCAAGATATTTCAATGGAAGCTCCGTGTGAAAAGTGAAACAGGAAACTAAAAAAGATACAGATATGAGCATCATAAACATTACAGAAAAACGAATTTGGAACGACAGCAAAACAAGTCCTGATGAGAAGTTCCAGGAAAACAGAAAGACAAAAAGTCGTACCAAAACGATACGACTTTTCGGGATAAAGTTCCTTACCTACAATGTGGAGTATGAGTTTATACCAAGTGAGGAAAAGGGTTTTCAACCACAGTAAGAGTATGGTCTGTTCCAATGAAGTGAATAACAAAATAGCTGCCGTTGGGGCTTACAAATGTAATATTTGAAAGATTTACACAAACGATATTCCCGTCATTGACACGGGTAAGTTTTACAAAGTTTTCTTTCATAACAAATGATATTTAATAATTTGACTGAACGAAGATAGTAAAAACAAAACAATAACCGGGGAAGGCTGGAATGATATTTAATAGTTTGACAGCTTTATTGATCCAGCCGACCCCGTAAAAACAAGACACGATGAAAATGGATAATAAAAAATACCTGACAAAATATTTGGAGAAAGCAAAAATGTTTTCTAATATTGCGGTGTCCTTTTTACCAAGTCGTGGGATAGTGACCCACAGCTTACTGTTGGGTATTTTTTATACCCTGTTAATATATGGTTTCACAACCCCATGTGGAAGCTTAATGGCTCCACTGCCACGACTTGGTGAAGGACAATGGGAAGTGTGGAACCATTCTTTATTTTCTACACATAATACAAATTCTTTTGAAATGTCCGAAAAGTCGAAAAGAATTTGCGAATCAACTTCTATACAGAAGGAGTACGCACGTACACCCACGAAACGGGTATCTGATTATCATCCATTCAATTCTGCACAGGAATTCAGAAGTTTTTACCGTGCTGTAGCCGAACAGGAATCTGATCTCAAAAATGAGACATGGTCTTTCCTTATACATAAGAATTTGTATCAGGAGTACATGGCATGGCGGAAAGCGAACCGGACAAAGCTCATTCTTGCCGGGATTATCAAGGGAATTAAAGTCGGATAAAATTAATAAAACACAGGACTGGGAAAAACTATACAAACAATCCGTTGAACAAAGTAATATACTATAGCTATGAAAACTCTTTCAATATTAGCCTTTCTTCTTGCCCTTGGAATATTAGGATGCAGTATTTACGAAGGGCAGTACCATAGTCTTCCTTTCGCAATAATGTCCGGTATTTTGGGTTGGGCGATGTGGCCGGAGAAGAAACAGACAGAACCATATCGGAACAATCGGAGCTGGGATAAAGATACGTAATGGCGGAGGAATTTAGCAAGGTTTGGTCCGGCTTAAACAAAGTAAACCTAACACCGCCCCGGGTGAAAGTAAGGGGCAGATGCGACACTGTAAAGCCGTGAGTTCTTTGGTCCGGTGACATTCTTTTCTTTACACCACAACATCTTCAAACCGGACCTTTTTTAAGTGACAATAAAGTAAGTGTTTGTTTCAGCCTTAGTCCTGTCGGGAGATAGCACGAAAGGCAAAATTTTAAAAGGGGAAAGTTATGAACGACAATGCAAATGTAAATGTAAGTGACAAAAAGGATAAAGAAATTGAAGATCTTAAAAAGCATCTTAGTGCAGCAAATGCATCTTGGACAAAATATTTTAAGGAATGTGAAACCCTTAAACAGGAACTATTAAGGTACAAAGAGCTGGTAAAAGTACAGAGTGCCATTATAAACAACAATTAATCAGTCCGGGGCAGTCCGCTGTAACTGTAGCCATATCTTAGGCTGCTCCGGTAAAAAGGTCGGTTGCTCCGAATGGTCAGGGACCAGTCCGCAAAATTGGGTGTACGGGTTCGAACCCCGTACCGATCTCAGAATTTAAATTTTAACAACAATGAAATACAAAGTAGGAGACAAAGTAATAATTAAACCAAAAGAAGAGTTTGTGCATTCTAAATATCGAAATTTACATGGAGACATGGACAAATATTGTGGGAGATCGGCTGTTATTGTATCCCAAAAGCCTGGTTATTATGAAATAGATATAGATGGAGGATTTTGGAGTTGGTACGATGATATGCTTGAAGATAATAATGTAGGAATGTATAGGGAACTAAGAGGATTTCCAGCTTATTTTTCTGGGACATTCTCCATGACAGAATCGAATAAAAAAACACATTCTATAGACCTAATAGGCGAACATAAATTTTTAACCTTAAAAGTGGAATCATGAAAAAACTGAAAGCAATTTTATCCGGAGCTAATTTTATCGACAGATTATTCGATCTGAGGGAAAGAGATGTTAAACGTTCTTTAGAATCCGCGAGCGATGACGCAGAAAGACAAATGACGGAAGCCGAAATCCGATACGAGGAACTTTGTAAAAAATTGGGAGAAAAGGAAGTCAACTACACGACAACAATCAATCAGATGTTGGAGCAAAAAGACATCATCCGCCGGGCAAAAGAAACAATTGAAGCCGTGAAGGCAATCAAAGACGATTTGGAATCAGAGGTTGAATTAAAAGAGGAAGACAAAAAGAAAAAATAACTGGCAGCCCGGAAAGACGGGCAACCCGCCTACTTAGCTCAGTTGGTAGAGCATCGGTTTTGTACTCCGAAGGTCATCCGTTCGAACCGGATAGTAGGCTCAAAAAGTAATTGATTAATAATAAATTGAAGAAAAATGTTGCGGAATTTAGAAAATATTTGGTCGGAAAGCTTGGTTAATTCAGAGGAATTTGCCATGTTTGCAGTGCCAAACATTTATAACCTCGGTATGTTGTGTTTATACATATCGAAAAATTCGCAATATAGCGGAGTTTCTCTGACACATAATTCTTTGAGGTTATGGGTGTTTGGCGACATTTGGAGAGGCTCCGCTTCTTCTTTTGTCCAAAAAATTATTAATCAAATTTTTAGTTGTCAAATGCCAAACACCACTGAAAAATTTGAAGTAAAGGTACAAAGTGTACCCACTTCACAGACCAAATCCCAAAGTAAATTAGAAAAAGAAATCATCTCTATCCAGAAGAAAGTATCCAAGCTACAAGAGGAATGCAGACACGAACGAAATGAAAAGTATCGCCTGCTGTGCTACATTAACAGGTATTGTTCAGCACTGTTCCCTTACTTCGACAGAAGTAACCCGGTTGATTCCAAAAACTGGGAAAAGGTACACCGTCTCCAGCTGGATCTGGATAAAGAAATAAAGTAAGGCCGTCCCAGTCGCCAAACTAACGGCCTTACAAACCAAAACAGGGGCGCAGTCCCCACCTCCAAACGAATGCAGAGGTTAACTGAATTTCGTCAACGTCCTACATTACGAATATTGTAACGGGTGCAGTCCCGGCTAAAGCTGCCGCGAAAATATAAATAATAGAAGTAGCGACCAAATCGGGTGGAGAACATGGTTTCGATTTATCATTCCAGCAGCCTGTGAAATTAAGGAAAAAAATCAATATGGCCTGCGATGGTTCGCCAAGGTATGGGTCCGATTCCCGTAGGCCAACAATTTAGAATGATGAAAAATTATAAATTTGTCATCAAACTTTCATAAGATTATCTTCGTTTAAATCGAATATTGATTATTTTTGAATGTCAATACAGAATTTATATGTCATGAAAGCAACCGATATTGCAAAATACTTAATCGCCAAAAGTGACAATGTAGGCGATTTGATTACCAACAAAAAGCTGCAAAAATTGCTTTACTACATAAAGGCATGGGGATTGGTATATTTTAAAGACGGGATTATAGAAGATCCGTTTGAAGCGTGGATACATGGCCCCGTTTGTCGATCTGTATACTCCGAATACAAGAAATTCGGATATAGTCCGTTACAAATAGAGTACAACGGAATATCTTCTTCTGAATACATTAAAAAGTTTGAAGAAGAGAACGGGAAAACAGAAATAGACCGAGACAAGATCGAACTGATAAATGCCGTATTCGGTAAATACTCGATACATTCTTCCCTTGAACTTGAATTGCTTTCACATTCCGAAATGCCTTGGATTGAGGCGCGGACTGGATTAAGCCCAATTGAAACAGGGAACAATATAATAAGCGAAGAAGCTATGCTTTTATTCTATTCGAGCAAATTAAATGGGAAGATTCAAAGAGTTTGACGGATTACAGATACCCGATCGGGTACAAGATAAAAAATTCACACTTGGAGAAAAGACGGACGACTTCCAGCGAGTAAAGCACCTTAATCCTGTTTTCGCCTTCGACTTCATTTCCCTTAACAGGGGTGATTTTTGCTTTGATGGCAAATTACTCGGAAGAGACGACTACGTAAAGCTGATGAAATCCCTGAAAAGCATATCGTCATATACTTATGAAATGCTTGACAAGGAATACAGGTTCCATTTCCACGAAATAGACTGGGAGGACGTTACCATATCAAAATCCGACTTCTACAAATGTATATCTAAAAATTGCAAAGGTGAAGAAAACATAGACGCCTACCAATTTAAGGTATATGAAGAAGCCAGAATTATCGGTTTTTTATACATGGGTGTCTTCTATCTTGTCATGTTTGACAGAGGTCATAACGCTTACAAAAGAAAATAATCCCTAAACATATATATGTTTTAAAGACCGCTTCCGCAAGAGGCGGTCTTCTTTTTATACTCTATCAATACGCTACAATGGTTATGGCGCGCGGTTCGATTCCGCCGGTAGCGACACAATCAAACAACAAAACAAAAGTATGGAAAATAATTCAGAAACAAAAAAGCTGACGATCACGGAGCTTAAATCCATGTCTCCGTTTCAGATTTTAGAGGATACGAGAGTAAGAGAGCGATTCGTTACACTCTACAATAACATCCACAACTCTGAGCAGGGCGAATTATTCTTTGAAAAAGAAAAATACAACCTACAGAGAATCATACAAGCCTCCCCAAACCTAGCAAAATGTACAGGTTTCTCCACATATGGAGTGCTCCTTGACATCGCAAGCATGGGACTTACCCTTGAAAACGCATCCCGGCCCCTTATTTACATCATCCCCGGTTCCGTGAATGTAGGAACAAAAGAAAAACAAACATGGGAACAACGGATGTCCATTGAAATTTCTCCATATGGAGAGCTCGATTTAAGAATCCAAGCCGGACAGCTATTATATGCCGACCGTCCTGTAATCGTATTCGAGGGGGATGAATTTAAGCCCAAGGTAAACGAAACCGGACAGAAAGTGGTAGTCTATTCGGCAGCCATTCCACGGCAAAGCAAAACAATCATCGGAGCTTTTATCAAGTTGACCCGCCCCGATCGTTCCTTTGACTTCTTTTGGATGCTTCCAGAAGACATCGACCGTCTGAAAGGATATTCCTTAAAGAAAAATCAACGGAAAGACAAAGACGGGAATGTATATGGAGACGCCAATGCCCTCTACCATTCAAATGAAGGTCAAATCGACACCGGATTCCTTGAAGCGAAAGTAATCAAGCACGCTTTCAAGACATTTCCGAAATTAAGGTTAGGACAATTCTCCGCTTTACAGCAAGACGAACAAGTCCAGGCCTCCGACTATGGGTTGGATGAGCCAGTATACAACCAAGTCCCGCAAAAAGAAACCGAAGAAGAAGCCGAAGAGACAGATGTACAGGAAATCGCCAAGCAACAGGGCGGTGTAAACATAGTAGAAAACCCAGAAGAACCCTTTTAATTATGGAAACAACAGCACTCTCAACAACACAGGAAGCATTATTACAGGCAAAAGACATCATTGCGCAAAACATTGCAAGTAATGAAAAAGCAAAAGAAGTCGCAAAAATCCTGCTCGCTAAAATAGAAAACACCCCTATCTCAGACACTCCGGAAGTCCGGTTCCTAGACGAAGAGTGTAAAACATTCCTCGGAAAGATAAGCAAGACCATTTCGGCCATGACCGACCGCCGGAAACCAATCACACAGGCATTCGACCAAATCCGGAAACATTTCACCGAACTGGAAAACGAACTGAAAACAGGGGAAGAAATACAGGCAATACAAAATTTCAGAAACGCATTTGCCCGGCATATCGCGGAAATCGCCGCAAAAGAGGAAGAGTCTCGGCGTATCAAGGCTGCCACAGAACAGGAGCGCATCGAAATGCGTGCTTATTTCAAACAAGCCTTTACCAACGACCTGGTAAACACATTAAGCCTTGCATACGATTCGCTTGAAGAAATATTCAACTCCATCACGCTGCAAAACTGCGAGCTAAAAAAAGATGAATTGAAAAACTTCTCATCCGAATACAAACCGGCCACTTTCTCATATCCATACAGGAATTACATTACAAAAGAAGAAGAGATCGCAATCTATGAAGAAATAGCTTCTTCCAAATCTGCCAAAAATGAACTGGAATACAATGAAAAAATCACCGAAAAAATCCGGTACTACCTTGATCGCGTTGATTCAAAGAAACAAGAATTGTTAGAGATCGCGCAAGCAAATGCCGCGGAAAAAGAACGGCTTGCGAAAGAAGCGGAAGAAAGGGCAAAACGGGAAGCGGAAGAAAAAAGACAAGAACTGTTGAACTTCACACAGAAACAACAGACATCCATCAAGGCAGAGAAAACTGAAGCATCCCTCAATACCCTATTCGACCAAAATTATTCTGCCCCTGCGGCGAATGTAAAGAAAACGCTTTCCATCGAAGTAAGCAATCCTGCCGGATACGGACAGATATTCATGTTCTGGTTCGAGCGTGAAGGAAAGAATCTCCCGAACGAAAAGATTGAAAAGAAATCCATCGCACAGATGAAGAAATTCTGCGAGGATATCGCAAACAAGGATGGAGAAATCATCACGTCAAACTTTATTACTTACAAAGAAGTTGTTACGGCAAAATGAAAGACCCATACTATGACAGGTCGGAAATATCCAACTCCGACCTATCTGAATTAAAAAGACAGCTCTACGGAGGAATGGGAATCGACCCCGTTCATGCAAAATTTGGGAACCTAATCGATCACATGATTACAGAACCGGAAAAAGTCGACTATTTCAAACTGACTTGTGCCGGCGAACAAATGACAGAAGGTGATTTCAAAAAAGCAGAAGAAATGAAAAAGGCATTCATGCGCGATGAGTTTGCCAGCCGGATACTTCCACTATCAGACACACAGAAAGTCATGATTAATCCCTGTCAGAAATTCGACTACGACATCCCTTTTACACTGCCCGTCCGATGCAAATGGGACTTGTGGATGCCGTCAATGGGATGGGGAGGCGATATAAAAAGCACCTCCGCGACGACACAGGAACAATTTGAATCCGCTGTAAGGCAATTCGACTACGACAGGCAAAGATTCTTCTACATGAATATAGCAGGCTCCGAGAAAGACGTCTTAATCGGAATTTCCAAAGAAAACTTCCGCGTCTTCAAGGTATTCATAAAAAGAGGAGATGAATTATGGGAATCCGGCCAGCACAAGTGTATGGAACTCGCATTTAAATACTGGACTATGTTCGGAGACTTAAAAAATACAGCATGACAATCACACCCATAGAAGATTTAGAAAAAGAGGTGGACGATATAGAAGCTTATCTATCCACCTTACCGCCAGAGGATGCTAATTTAGCCATAGAGAGAGGGAACGAGCTTTCGGTATATATCGCCCGCACCGGGAAGATGCTTTCGGATGCAAGGTTTTATCAGGACAAGGCACTATCAGAAAGCATCGTTTACAACCTCGGGAAACAAGCTGGTTGCCCTGCATCGGTTCTAAAGCAACTTGTAGAAGCATCCTGTCAGCGTGAAAATCTATTGGTAAACACAATCGAACGCCTAAACCGTGCTGCCACCCATCAGTTAGATTGGCTCCGGACGGTAGTAAGCATGGCAAAAGAAGAAATGAGAAACTCAAACGGAATTAGCCAAAAATGAAAACAATCTCCAATAAAACCGCCGAAGATATTATCCGATGGCTATCAGACTTAAAATCCCGTTTACCTCCCGATTCCATCCAATCGAGAGAGAAGATAAGGAAAATAGATAAAGCAATTAAAAATTTGGGAAATGACAAGGTTAGATACCGAACGACAAAACAGGTTAGAACCTAAACGAATAGAATACGCCATACAACAAATTCAAAAACTTGGAATTGAAGTCAATAAGGTTTCTGACCATGAAATCAACTTCCAGTATAAAGGACATACTATAAAATTCTTCCCTTATTCCGGTTGGGCAACTGGTTCAACTATCAAAGACGGAAGAGGACTAAATGAATTATTATCACAATTAAAATCTTAAAACTATGACAGCAAATTGGTTTGAAGCGAAAGTGAAGTATATCAAGATAAATGAAGATGGTCGTGAAAAGAAAGTAAATGAGGCCTATCTTCTGGATGCCATGTCGTATACGGAAGCGGAAAGCAGAATCACGCATGAAATGGAATCCGTTATTAAAGGTGATTATTATATCAGTAGCCTGAAAAAATCGAATATTACGGAACTGGTTCCTTCGGAAGATGAAAATGATGACCGTTGGTATAAAGCGAAGGTAAATATCATTGATGCCGATGAAGTGAGCGGAAAGGGAAAATCTACGGCACAATATTATTTAGTAGCGGCGGCTGATACCGACAGAGCATTGGAAAATCTGAAAAAGAACCTTTCTACTTTCGTTGTCCCGTATGAAATAGCCAATATTTCAGATACAAAATTCATAGATGTATTTCCGTATTTAGAGTAAATAAAGCTGGCTACATGGCGGAATTGGCAGACGCTCTAATAGAGATGAACACTATTAGGATTACAGTTCGGTAAATTCAGGTTCGAATCCTGATGTAGGCCACAAAAATCAACATTATGGCATACATAAAACGCAAACCCAAGAAACAACCCCTATTCGACAACAAGGTAGTTGTAAAGAAAAGACCCGACTTAAAAGCCAAATTAGACCGCATATTTTCCGAATATATCCGACTTCGGGATGCAAACCCGCAGGGATATACAGTTTGTATTTCATGCGGAAAGATAGTCCCTTGGAAAGAATCGGATTGTGGTCATTTCATCAACCGGAGCCACATGGCCACCCGATTCAACGAAAAGAACTGCAATAGCCAATGCCGGAGCTGCAACCGCTTCGACGAGGGGAACAACATCGGATACATGCGCGGATTAATCAAGAAATACGGACAAGCAGTTATCGAGGAGCTTGAAATCCTCAAACACCAACACTCCCACCTGTCCGACTTTGATTATAAAGTTTTAATCGACCTATACACACAAAAAGTAAAGCAACTCCATGAGGATAAAGGAATCTAACGACAGCTTCGAGATTACGTTTGAATACAACCGCAATCTCACGTGGGCGATAAAAAAACTGATGGGAGTGTGCCCGGGTGCCGAATATGATCCAAAACGCAAATCATTTTTCTTCCCAAAGATATATGCTCCGCAAGTCTATATGTTCGGACAAAAGTACGGCTTCGTATTTACCAAGGAGCATGCAAAAGCGGATTGGAAAATACCGGAACTTCCGGAACTGAAACAGGATATTCCCTTGAAAATGGAATTATACCCCTATCAGAAACAGGGTGTCGCCTACAACATCATCCACAAACGTACAATCATCGGTGATAAGATGGGACTTGGGAAAACCTGTCAGGCAATTGCCTCCGTGCTTGCCTTGAATGCTTTCCCCTGTTTGGTTATTTGCCCATCTTCTTTGAAAATAAACTGGCAAAGAGAGTGGCACATGTGGACTGACAAAAAGGCTTGTATATTGAACAACTCAAACATAAATACATGGCATCTCTTCGCCGCCGGGAAATCGCTTTTTGGAGAAAGCATAAAAAACGACATATTCATCTGCAACTACGAAAGCCTTAAAAAATACTTTGTACAGGACATTGTTGCAAAACCCGGACAGGCTTTCAAACTGAAAGATGTGATTTTTACTCCAAACATCAACCTGTTTAAATCTGTCATAATTGACGAGGCCCACCGGATAAAAGACCCTTCGTCCCAACAAAGCAAGTTCACCAAGGGATTAACGTCCGGAAAGGAGGTAATATTCGCTATTTCCGGGACCCCGGTAGTGAACAAGGCAAAAGATCTCGCCTCCATGCTTGCAATCATTAACCAGGTGGACAAATTCGGAGGATACACAAAGTTTGTAGCTGAATACGGATTCAATGACAACATGGAAGAATTGAACTACAAACTCAATACGACCTGTTTTTACAGCCGGAACAAAAAAGAGGTATTGAAAGAATTGCCCGATAAAATCAGAACCGTTGTTCCTTGTGAAATAGACAACCAAAGCGAATATAATGCGGCACTTTCAGACCTTGCCGATTATCTGAAAGAATACCGGGCAGCAACCGACGAGCAAGTCAGAAGGTCGATGCGCGGTGAAACGATGGTAAGAATCGGCGTCCTTAAAAACATCTCCGCAAGGGGAAAATTAAATGCAGTAAGGGATTATATCAATGACATGCTGAAATCCGATGAAAAAATAGTCGTATTCATCCATCAGAAGGAAATCGCCGGATTCCTTACACAGGCATTCCCTGATGCAGTAACAATCACTGGAAACGACGACATGATAACACGGCAGAAAAATATCGACGCCTTTCAAAACGATCCATCTGTAAAGTTGATTGTCTGTTCCATTAAAGCGGCCGGGGTCGGATTGACGCTTACTGCATCCTCTAATGTGATATTTGTGGAGCTTCCGTGGACAGCCGCTGATACAGACCAGTGTGAGGATCGATGCCATCGTATCGGGCAGAAAGATTCCGTAAACTGCATCTATTTTCTTGGGGAAAACACAATAGACGAAGATATCTATAAAATAATCCAATATAAACGGGAAATATCGAATATAATAACTGGAGGGATTAATGAAGCTATTGAACAGGAATCAGAGTTTGACTTATTAATAAAGAACATAAATATCAAATGAACTATTGATAAGCTAATATTATCGGTTTTTAAATGAAATTTTTATAAAACTATATTAAAATGATAGAACTACAAGCAATAGGGTACATCGGCAAGGATGCCGAGCAGAAAACAATAGGCGGCAAGGCATACGCTTCCTTTTCAATCGGTGTAACAGAAAAAACATCAGACGGGGAAGACAAGACAACATGGCTTCGGGTAATGAAATACGACAGCGAAGGTAAGTTGACTGCATACCTTACAAAGGGGAAAAAGATTTGGGTACGTGGCAATCCCTACTTTTCTACTTATGTCAGTAAAAACACAGGTGAAGCCATCCCGGACACGACTATATGGGCTGACAAACTCGTGTTCTGTTCTTCAGGAGAAAAGCAGAATGGACAGCAAGACACCGGACGGCAACCGCAAGAACAGCAAACAACGGATAACTATTACGACGATCAACTTCCTTTTTAATCATGAAAACAAAAATTTGCATTAGATGCGGCATTGAAAAATCTATATCTGAATTTTACGTTCATCATGAAATGAAAGATGGTCATCTGAATAAATGCAAGATGTGCTGTAAAAAAGATGCTGCTTTTAACTATAAAAAGAAAAGCAAAAATGTGTGGTTTATCGAAGCGGAAAGAAGAAGAGGTCGAGAGAAATACAAACGATTGAATTATAAAGAAAAATATCCTCCAGATAAATTAAAATCCAACGCAAAAACAAAAAACCTACACAGATATCTAATATCGGCAGGATATGATATGAATATGAAAGAAGCTCATCACTGGAATTATGACTTACCAAAACAAGGCTTCATTTTGACGAGAAAATGCCATAAGTTAGTCCATAAATTTTTGACATTTGACGCCAAAACAAGATGTTTTAAATGGGGAGACATAATTTTGGACAGTCTTGAAAAACATTATGATTTCATAAAACATGTGTTCGATGAAAATAATGTTAATTCTGATATCATTTGCTTTAAGCTATGAAAATCAAACTCCTTAACACTACCGTCGGTCTGAAACCGTTATACGATGAAGATTTCGAGGAAAAGAAAAAGTTGAAAATCGGAGAGGTTTACGAGGCCACTATCAAGCGGCCTCGAAACCTTTCCTTTCACCGAAAATATTTCGGACTCATTAACCTTGCCTGGGAATATCAGAATGAAAGAGCGGTTGAGCATTTCAAGCACAGCATCGAACTATTCAGAAAAACGGTAGAAATGGCAGCCGGATGGTGTGAGCCGATATACTCGATTGCCCGGAAAGAGTGGATTGAAGTTCCGAAGTCTATTGCTTTCGATAAAATGGACGAAGACGAATTTCAAAACCTATACGAACGTGTAAAGGACGTATTATTTAAATGCTTCCTCAAAAACATTTCAGTTGAAGAATTTGAAAAGAACCTTATTAATTTTTGATGAACTCATACACGACCAGCTCCGGCGAATATGTTCTTAAATCGGTCATAGACCGCCGGATTAGAGCAGCCAAAGAAAAGAAGATAGCCCAGATGATTGAAAAATATGGCTATCTTTTCTGTGAGGAATGTCATAGAAATGAGGCTGCAGGTATTCCACTTGATTGTTCACATGATATTCCAGTAAGTGAATGTCAAAAAAGAGGCCAATCGGAATTAGCCTGGGATGTAAATAACATTACCATCAGGTGCCGGGAATGCCACCACAAACATGATCATCAATCACAATTTAGTAATCCATGAAAGTACCATCTACCCTTTCTGCTCAAATCCTTTCCTTTCTATTTAAGGATAAAGCTGGACTAATCAGGCATCTCAAAGAGATACAAGATAGCCCGGTTTCTTTTTCGGATGTAAAAGGGAGGGAAAGACAAAGGAAGGCGGGGATACTGGTTAAGAAACTTGAAAAATTGAAACATTAAAACATTAAAATTATGACAGCAACCTATTTTGAATCCACAGTAAAATACGAAAAAGTAAATGAGTATGGCAAAGCAAAGAAAGTGACTGAATTATACCTCATAGATGCAATGAGCTTTTCGGAAACAGAAGAAATGAGTTGCAGGCAGTTATCCGAAATAGTTCAGGGGAATTACCTCATTCAATCCCTGAAACGGTCAAAAATAACAGAATACATTGAATCAAATGACGAAAACGATGACCGACTCTACAAAGCAACAGTTAAAATAACCGATAGCGATAACTTCGGTAAAGAGAAGGAATCCTCAATTCATTATCTAGTTGCCGCAGCAAACATCAACCGGGCATTGGATAACCTCGAAAAATCATTGTCAACATTTGTAATACCCTATGAGATAGTAAAAATAGAAGATACGAAGTTTGTAGAAGTGATCCCCTACATACCGGACGACAAAGAACGCATACCGGACAATTTAAAACCACAACAATAACACTAAAACTATAATTTATGGAAAAAATCACAGACAAAATTAAATCCTTCGAGAATGCTTGCAAGCACCTAGGACTAAATCCTAATGACTTGCCGGTTGTAGATATGCTTCCGGAGAAAGATAGGAAATCAATCATCGCATTCTACAAACTGACAATTATCATCAGAGCATTGAATGAAGGTTGGGAGCCCGATTGGTCAAATTGGGATGAATGGAAGTATTACAACTTGTTTTACGTCGAAAAAGGAGGAGACCAGCGTTCCTTCGGTTTTCGTTACGGCACTACGGACTTCGCGAGTACGCGCATGCACACCGGCTCTCGGCTTTGCTTTAAGAATATAGAATTAGCCGAATACGCCGCAGAACAATTCAAAGAACTATATCGTGAATATTTACTCATTCTTTAAAAGAAAAAACATGGAAAAGACATTAAAAATAACGGAAGAGCAAGCAAAGAAACTCTACTTGGAAGCATCTGCAAACTTAAAAGAAATCCTTGAATTGAACTTCGGGAAGACAACATTTCTGAAAAACTTTCAAGATGCAGTAAAGACATATGAGGATGCTTGTGAAATCATCGGAGAAAAGCCGATTGACGAACAACATTTAATGGACTGTGGAATCGGAAAGTCGGAAATCGCATTCATAAAATTGAAAACAATTTTCAAAGCTGCGAATAAAATGAACAACAATTGGAATGCAGATTACTCCAATTCAAACCAATGTAAATATTATCCGTATTTTATCTGGCGTTCCTCCGGTTTTCGTTACAGCGATGCGGGCTACGCGGATACGAACTCGCGCACCGGCTCTCGGCTTTGCTGCGGTACACATGATGACGCAGAATATATTGGAAAACAATTTAAAGATTTATATAATGATTATTTTGGATAATGGAAAACACAGAATTAAATCGGAATGAGCAATAATTTATTCACACCAGAAGCCAGCGAGCGCATCGAATTACTCTGTCAGCTTAATCGCTTAGAGGCTCCCGTAGAAAAGTTACGGGAGCTTGTTGTTTATACAGAAAAATATAACCGTAAAAGGGAGGAGGGAAAGAAATAACATCCTGAATGGTTTTTCCGGGGTTCGATTCCCCGGCAGGTACAAATCTTACATTAAATTTTGCAATTATGGATAATAGCCTTAATGACGATAAATTTATACTCGATGTTTGCTGTGGATCCAGGATGATGTGGTTTGATAAAAGCAATCCTCATGCAATCTATATGGATATACGAAGAGATGAATTTGTTGCATGTGATGGCAGGCATATAAAGGTAGATCCTGATATATTAGGCGACTTTAGGAATATGCCATTTTCAAATAATACTTTCCAGCTTGTAGTTTTCGATCCGCCTCATCTCAATAAATTAGGAGAAAAATCGTACAATGCACAGAAATACGGCAAGTTATTTCCAACTTGGGAAACAGACTTAAAACAGGGATTTGACGAATGCATGAGAGTTTTAAGACCTTATGGTGTTTTAATTTTTAAATGGAATGAATTTCAGATACCAGTAAGTCGTATTATAGAAATATTTGGCACAAAACCTCTCTTCGGTCATAAGTCAGGGAAACAATCAAAAACTCATTGGATGTGCTTCATGAAAATTTAAATATAAAATTTTGCAATTATGGATAATAGCCGTATATTTGTAGTGCTCAACTGGCAAAGCGAGCAAACAAATTACAAATGAAGGTATTTTTCATACCCTATCGTGACTTGTATCCATAAGTAAATTATAAGTCGTCGAAGTCCTGAGTTGCATAGCCTTCTTTGTAAGTGTTATGTTCGCTTTGCCAAAAGAACAGGAAGTCGGCGACTTTCTTGTTTTTATTAACTTATAATTCATCAACGTATGGCAAAGCGAAGTGAATCTGTAAGTAATGTGAATCATAGTACCATTACAGCACGTCCACCCCGACGAAACGAGGGTAAATTACTTTCCGAAGTAAAAGAGTTGCAACAACAACTAATCCAAGTAAGACAAAAATTAGAAATTGAAAAGAACTGTAAGAACGAAGCTTATTACTTCATTCTAAGTTCCTGTAACTTCCAAAAGTTTGCGGAATATCATAAGAAATTCCGGGCAAACCTCGACTATCACGGGGCTTGCCTGGCGCAGCTTTATCTTGATTCATTTGAAAAATAAGTAAACCACACAAATATGGAAGAATTGATTATTACTTCTAACGATGGTAGAATGTCATCGTTAGAAATTGCACAGATTACCGAAAGAGAACACAAAGATGTCATGCGTTCAATTCGAAACATGGAAGAATCTTGGTTAAAAATAGCCGGGCGCAATTTTGCGCTGGGCACGTATAAAGATGCTAATAAGCAAGATAGACCATGCTATTATCTGACAAAAACCGAATGTTTATATGTCGCAACAAAATTCAATGACGAAGCAAGGGCTAAATTGGTTTTACGTTGGGAACAATTAGAAATAGAAAAGCGAACAGAACAAAGCAATCTTTCCCCGGCTGAAATGCTTCTCAAACAATGTCAGATCATGGTAGAACATGAAAAGAGATTGTCAACCGTTGAGCAGAAAGTTAATGAGGTATTAGCTATTCGGGAAGAAGCGCAGAAAGACATGTTATCACTCCCTCTTTCTACTGATGCTGTTCCTGAATTAAGCATGAGAGATAAAGTCCGTGCTTTGGTAAACAAATATTCCATGCACTTCAATGTTCCTCAAAAGAATGTGTGGGACCATATTTACCAAACCCTTTATTACAATTATCATATTGCACTGCGTTCCTACGCCAGAAAGAAAAATGAGAGTCTTATTGATGTAGCTGAACGTGTAGGCGCATTGGATAAAATGTACGCAATTATTTCAAACCTATCAAGGCAAAACGGATTAGTAGCATAAATTCCTCTTTAATAAAGAATCAGCATGAATATAAAAGGACAGATAAAGTTAAGGGTGGATGCCGTTAACACCCACCCATGGTTAGAACTATTTCCGTACTCTTACAGTTGTTCTTACAGTAGTACGTACTTGGGTTCTAACCCGAACTTGGATTTTAGCCATGATGTTACTTTTTAAGTTAAACAAAAAGGAGGTTTACTCCCCGGCCCGCTTTGAGCCTTGCCATATCTCGCTGCGGTACGGGCTAAAATCCGCTACAAAGTTAACTGTTTTGTAGTATCTGTCCTTTTTAATAATAAAATATATGCCCCGCACCCCGAAACCCAAACAACCAAAACCGATCATTTCCCGTCTGTCAACAAACTATTCCGACTGCCGGAAATGTATCTACTACCAACCGTGGAAATTCGGATTGGTTGATTGCCCGTTTTCGGTGGTGCCACATGAAAACTGTCTGACTAGAAAAATTGAATGTGTAAATTATAAAAAAACATGATTGAAAATACTATTAAAAAAATTGAGCAATGGGTTGTCGACAGAAACCTGCATACCCAGGATCCAAAAGTACAGATGTGTAAAACAGTTGAAGAACTCGGAGAACTGGCCCAGGCAATAAACAAAGGCGATAGGGAAAAACAGACAGACAGCATCGGGGATACGGTTGTCACTCTCATCTGTATATCAAAACAACTGAGTATTGATTTCAGTGAATGCGTTGAATATGCATACAACGAAATCAAAGACCGGAAGGGGAAACTTATCAACGGGATATTTGTAAAAGAGGCGGATTTTGTATAAAAAATTAAATAAAAAATCATGAGAGCACTAATTATCACATCCTTATCAGGAGACTACTCCGGTATTGCTAAAGAAGTAGAAAAACAACTCCAAAACCAAGACAAAAAGCAAGAATCCGATGAAGTTGTAAGTATCCATCAGTTCGACATGCTTTCCAGGTCCTATGATGCAAAATTTGACGAATGCGAAAAACTCAAAGCCCGAAATCAGGAATTGGAAAAGTCAAATGTTAAACTCATGGAAACGGTTAACAAGTACCGGTACTTTATCGAGTGCCAACGAAACGAAATAGATAAACTATAATGAGATACGAAGAATATGTGCACGCTTCTTTCTGCACTGGCATAGGAGCATGCGAATTAGCGGCCATGTGGATGGGATGGCGGAATGCATTTTCTTGTGAAATAGATCCATTCTGCCATCAAGTACTTAAATATTATTATCCTCATATAAAACATTATGGAAACATATTCGGAACAGATTTCTCAGAATGGCGGGGAAGAGTTAATGTCATCACGGCAGGGTTTCCTTGTTTTGTGGCCGGCACGCCTGTGCTGACAAAACGGGGCTTCCTGCCGATAGATGAAGTCCGGATTGGGGATGAAGTACTGACTACAGACAGAAGTTATCATCCCGTGGAATGCACAATGCGCCATACGGCGAACGAAATCATATATCTGAGAGCGCAAGGCATGTATAAAGAGCTGAAATGCACCCCCAACCATCCTTTTTACGCTAGGAGCAAGCGAAGATACTATGAAAATGGGACTATAAAAACGGTCTATGGGGAAGCGAAATATGTAAAAGCCTCCGAACTTGCAAAGGGTGACAAGGTAGGTTACCCCATACATGAAGGTAGCGATACGTCTTTTACCACCGCATTCTGGAAACTTGTCGGAGCATGGATAGCGGACGGATGGACGGACATCGGAAAGCGGAAAGGAAGGAAAAACTGCTGCAACCATAAGGCCATTATCTGTTGCGGAAAGAAGCATATAGCGCGCTTAAACCATATCATCCAAAAAGCAGGATTCAAATACACGCTTTCCGAGGAAAGGACAACATTCAAATGTATCATCTGCAACAAAAAGTTGTGCGAGTTCTTGCAGGATTTCGGCAAATACGCACACGGGAAACACCTTACGCCACAATGTTTCATGCTCGATCGTAGCAGGAAGAAGGCGTTATTGGACGGCTGGTTTGCCGATGGATATAAGAAACCCAACGGAGCGCAATGTGTCACAACCGTCAGCGAGCGGCTGGCTCTTGACATGGCGCAAATCGCGCGTGACGTGTATTTGTGCCCCGTAAGCATAAGCCGCAAAATGTGCAACAGGGTTTGTGTCATTGAGGGGCGGGAGGTCAACGAGAGGCCGCAATATTGCGTTACCATATCCAACTGTGAAAAATATGGTTTCTACGAGGATGGATTTGTGTGGTGCAATATAAAATCTATAAGAAGAGAAAAAGAATCAAACGAAGTTTTTAATCTATCTGTAAATGAAGAACATTCATACAATGTTTACGGAATCGCAGTCCACAACTGCCAGCCATTCTCCTGTGCCGGATCAAGAAAAGGAGCGGAAGATGACCGCTACCTCTGGCCGGAAGTGCTTAGGGGAGTTGACGAAATCCGACCCAATTGGTTTATTGGTGAAAACGTTGCTGGAATCACAAGCATGGTACTCCCCGGTGATGAAATTGAAGTGGGAAGTTACACGGATCTCGAAGGAGAAAGTTACCTGGAAACGGAAATGCGTCAGCAATTTATTACTGACAGAATCTGCAATGACCTCGAAAGTATCGGTTATTCCGTCCAGCCGATTATTATACCGGCTTGTGCCGTCGGAGCGCCGCACAGAAGGGACAGAATCTGGTTTATTGCACACGGAGGGGAAACTATTGCCAACTGTTCAAACGCAAGGCCTGAAGGTATGCAACAAGGGGAAAACGGAATTTATGAATTTGAAGTTACTGCCGACACCACAAGCACGAGATTTCAGGAACGGTTCATCCTTGACAGACGGGAGGATGAAAAGGAAACAGGTACAAGGGTGGACGATGAACTTAAACGATATGGCAAAGAGCAGATTGTTACCAACACCGGTAAAGAGTTGCTGGAATGCAGGGACACCCAAAGACCGCAACGACGGGGAAACCAGGGATTCACAATTAAATCATTTAATTGCTCATCATGCTGGGAAAACTTCCCATCTCAATCCCCTGTTCGTTTCAGATATGATGGGATTTCCAATAATGTGGTGCGATATATAAAAACAGAAGTTTATGATGCCATCAAAGAATATATTAGAAGAGAAGACTTGCCCCGTGTGTGGGAATCCTTTCAAAAGAAGAAGGTTCGGGAACAGATTGGAGGATTATTCGAGATTCCAGAACCGAATTTATTGCTCGAAGTCTTGCAGCGCACATCGGAGAATAGACGATATGAACAAGAACAGAACGGCTTATCACAATTTAGCGAGGAAACATCGGGAAGGGTATTGTGCTATTTGCGGAAGTACGGAACATTTGCAAGTTCACCATTTGGACAGAAATATAAAGAACAATTCGCCCAGCAATTTGGAAACATTATGCCAGAGTTGTCATATGAAATTGCATTGGCGACTAAGAAGATTGTCGAAGAATGTGAACGGACAGCATCTTGGGTGAGAGCAGAATCCATAAAAGCTTATGGTAATTCCATGGTACCTCAACTCGTTTATCAGATTTTCAAAGCCATCGGGGAAGTAGAAAATCTACTAAAGTTAAATCAAAATAAAAAAACATGAAGTGTATAAGATGTAATAATTTATTTGATTCAAGCATACCAGAAATAAATGCAGAATGTTATGGAGGTTATAAAACATACGCATGCCCACTTTGTGGGAAACTATATGTATTCACCCGGATTGTAAAAGTGGATGCAGTACCGGATGAAAATATATGCGAACTAGAAGATAATTGGGGAAGCCCGATTGTAAAAGATTCTGAATACAAAAAATAAATATGGCAAGAATAAGAACAATCAAACCATCATTTTGGGAAGATGAAAAGATAGCCAGACTACCAAGGGCGTGCCGATTGTTCTATATTGGAATGTGGAATCAAGCTGATGACATGGGAGTGATAAGGGGAAACCCGGCACTCCTTAAATCGGCTATATTCCCGTATGATGAAGATTTGCGAGTTTCAGAGGTACAAAAATGGATTGATGCCTTAGTGAATGCCCGGATGTTAATACCTATTACGTATAAGAGCGAAAGTTATTACATTATCCGCACATTCCGTAGCCATCAAAAATTTGATGCCAGATACCCGAATTTCATCATACCAGAGGAAATAAGCTCCAAAGAAATAGACAATTACGAACACCCAACGGGGACCCAACGGGTACACACCGAGTACCCGCCACGGGAAAGGGAAGGGGAAATGGATAGGGAATATAATACCCCCTATAGTCCCCCATCGGGGGAAGTGTATGACGATTTAGGAAATCAGTTTTATGATAATTATCCTAAAATCCACCAAGAAGAAAAAGAAAAAAGTTCCGCCAAAAAAGAAAAAGAGCCGAACTATTCTTTTGAAGATTTTTGGGAACTGTACGACAAAAAGGTAGGCAAAAAGGATTTACTCATCAAAAAATGGCTAAAACTTTCCGACGCAGAGCGGGAATTAGCTATGAGTTATATCCCACAATACAAGCTTGCACAGCCGAATAAAAAGTACAGGAAGAATCCGGGCACTTTCCTAAATGGCAAATCATGGAACGATGAATTAATCTTTGATAGTGAATCGAATGGAACCACAACGAAACAAAAGCGAACCCCAGACTATAAGCAATCAGATTTTGATTGACGCCCATATTGAAAAAATGCGCCAGGAATGGAGTAAAATAGTCGGACAAAGGAAAACATCATATCCGAAATTATCTTTGAACTATGATCAGTTTAAAACGATTGTAGTGGCACATGGAACTAACATTCTAGCAAGGCGTGGTGAAGAAATATTGTTTTCCATAGACCGAAACAATGAAAATGCTATACATGAGCTATACAAATACCTTTCAGGCGATAAGTCATTTGGTGGCAGTTTATCGAAGGGAATATTGCTCAACGGGAAGTATGGATCAGGTAAAACATTGCTTATGCGTGCCGTGTGCAGCACATACAACTACTACATTAAGCAGTTTGGCCATGTAACTTCACAAGAAATGAGATTTGTAAAAAGCTCTCAGATTGTAGATTCTTTCAGAAAGGAAAAAAACGACACAGAGATTACTGAATACAAATTCGGTCCACTTATCATTGACGAACTAGGACGAGAGCAAAAGGAGGTGAATGTTTATGGAACTGTCATTCAGCCTATGTCGAGAGTGCTACAAGATAGATATGACTCGGGCGCACCAACTTTCGCAATTGCAAATTTCAAGCTTGAAACGCTCAAAAGTGAAGAATATTACGGCAAAATGGTTGGTGACCGGCTAAGGCAAATGTTTAATGAAATTGAATTAACAGGAGAATCCAGGAGAAAATGAAAACAAGTAAAAGCCAGGCAAACATACTAAGCAACTTATCTTTCGTCTTGGTGGATATAATTGAAAGTTGCTTTATCGAGGCTAATGAAAAGCTAAAAAGTGAGAATTGCGAATTTAAACACGAGGCTAAACGCGAGTTCAACCTCCTTCTTTCCCATTGCCGGAACCTGAAAAGATATGTCCGGAATTGTAGCGAAGAAACTCAGGAGTTTTTCGGTAAGGATTCGGATATGCTGTATCAGGCCTTAAAGCTTATAATCGACAGGTGTGGTACCGATGATGTAAAGCTTTTTAAGTTCTTCAATTACATTAAGACATTCCCGTCTCAGCTTGATATGGATATTGATGACACGGTGTTCAACGGAGTGTGTAAAAAATAGATTTAAAAATTATTGGTGTGTGCTATGGACAAATATGGATCGATAGATCAGAATTGGTATTCTTCCGAAAACCAGAAACATGAAAGGGAGAAGGCGACAGAAGCTTTGAAACAAATGAAAGAACTAGAAAAACAATATGAAAAATCACGTACTGTGATTATTGAAAGAACACAGTACAAAGGAGTCAGGAAACGGTATTTAAAAACAAAATCATGAATAGAGAAATATTATTTAGAGGGAAACCTATTGATAAAAATTTGAGTATCATTCCTGATTGTTAATTTATCACATAAAAATGGACGCCACCTAAATGATGACGTCCTTGCCAACTCCACTACAACAGACACCACAAAAAAAACGTGTCTGCTTTATCTATTCTTACCGAGGTAGACCAATACCCTTACAGAAATAAACTCGCAGACACGTATATACGTAGTCCAACGAGCTTAGTATCTGTATTTCTTATTTTGGTCTTTTCGGTAAGTACTAAACTCAACTACAACAATTACAAAACAATATGCGCAACTCTTTGCGTGTGGCAAATATAAGAAATTATTCCTGAATTTAAATTAATAGAATAATGGATAAAGAACTACTAAACAAAATCCTGCCTTATTGCGGACATGGCCTGAAAGTGATATATGAAGATTATTTGTGTTGAATCGTTAAAAAATAATCCCTATGCAGAATGATTTTGATTTGTCGGAAAAATGCCGTATGTTTGTAGTGCTTATCATACTAAAGGGCGAGTAGGCTCGCCGTACTGCGGGCATTTTTTATGCCTTTAAATACACGGTTTCACAACCCCCGTGTGGAGTATTAATGTACCCACAGCCCTTTAGGTGATAAGCAGCGGGAAAGAGTGGAACCGTTTTTATATTTCTACTCATCATTTTAAATAAATTCTTAGGGATAATGCTTATCACGGAAAAGAATTTGTCAACATCGGTACAAGGTATTGATGAAGCACGTTATGGCCACGAAACGGCTAAAACTACTGTAACTATCTCTTCAATAAACGTCGAAGAACTATTGGAAATCTCTTCAACACTAAGAGGCGACGAAGCAATTATCGAGGTGTCCAACCTTGTCGAATTTAATCATGATGAACCGGATCTTGAATACGCTTTGAGGTGTGTTTGCCGGTTCTATGCGAAAGTTTCGTATCTTGTTGACAGAATGAAGCAGATATTAACCGAAGAAAAATAACCTATTATGAACGAAATAATTAAAATTACTGAATCGAACGGCAAACAAGCTGTTTCGGCAAGAGAATTATATAAATTTCTTGAAGCTACCGAACGCTTTAATAATTGGTTTGAACGTCAATTACAATATGGATTTGTAGAAAACATTGACTATGTAGGGTGTAAACAATTTAACACCCTTGCAAATCAGGAACTTAATGATTACGCTTTAACTATTAATTGCGCTAAAGAAATTTCAATGCTCCAGCGCAACGAGAAAGGCAAACAAGCACGTCAATATTTTATAGAAGCAGAAAACAAATACAGACAGTTGCAACAGACCGGAGGTTTTCAAATTCCGAAGTCTTACTCTGAAGCTCTAAAATTAGCAGCCAGCCAAGCGGAACAAATCGAACAACAGCAAAAACAAATCCAACAGCAAGCTCCGAAAGTCCTTTTTGCTGACAGTGTTTCCGCTTCTCATACCTCCATCCTTATCGGAGACCTTGCAAAGATTTTAAAACAAAATGGAGTTGAGATCGGTGCCAAAAGGCTATTTGTGTGGATGCGGAGGAATGGTTATCTGATAAAGAAACCTGGTATGAGCTATAATATGCCATCGCAAAGAGGAATGAATCTTAATTTGTTTGAAATTAAAGAAACGGTAGTGACACATTCTGACGGACACACTTCAATAAACAAAACCGTTAAAGTTACCGGAACGGGGCAAATCTATTTTGTAAACAAATTTCTAAAACAAAAAGAATTGGTATAACTAACAGAGGGGTGTAATGCCCCTCTCTAAAATTAATAAGTTCAAACAACCATGATCCCCAACAAAACTAGTAAAGACTATAAGCGGCTCAAGGAGCTGCTTGATAAAGGAGAAAAAATAACTGTATTTTTCTTGCATAAATCAGGGTATGGAACTGAGCATAAAATACGCAAAACAGCAGAAAAGAAATATAACGAAATAGCATACTGTGACGGATATTTTATAGGCCCAATGACCATATACCCTTTCAGTCAAAAACCTTTTGAATACTACTGTGAAAAATACAATATTGAATTTATAGAGCCAAATTTATGAAAGACCAATCTTTATTTCATAGACATGAAAATTTATATAATTCTAATCCACGAGATCCCTTTTGTTCATGATATTATGGACAAAGTGGACCTTACAGAAAGAGGGAGTAAAGTGTATGTCAAATTCAGGACGATTAAAATGGAATCACATGATGAAAGTGAAGATAATTTCAAGAAAATAGTAGAACATATATGTTTTAAGCAGCATAAAGAACTTCAAAATACGGATGGGATAGGCAAACCTGTATTTGTATATGCTGTCTCAAACAAATCTCATCGTATTGTTTATTTCAGGAAAGGCATAAATCAAGTTTCAGACGGTAAAAATATATATATGTTTGATAATTTGATTTCTCGTTTTTTATCTGTTCAAACAGATAGCATGCGGAAAGTTATCAATGTAGGAGACGAAATAGACGGTAAGTTTCATCCGATAAAATGCTATAAATATACAAACATTCAATAAGGTAGTAAAAGCAATGATGAATACAGAAAGAAGTTTATATGAAATAGAGGTCGCATTGGCCAAATCCGATAGCTTTAATTTTATCCGAAATATCGTCGCTTTCAATGTAAATGGATGGGGAAGTAAATTTCATATCGGGCATGAGTGTGATATGCTAGTCTTATCAAAATCAGGATACTTAACGGAAATAGAGATAAAGCGTAGTTTCTCAGATTTTATTGCCGACTTCAAGAAAAAGCATCACCATGAATCGGCCGGAATTATAAAATACTTCTACTACTGCGTTCCTGAAAAGATATATGACAAAGTATGTAGTGAACTATCAAAGAGAGATGTATTATATTCCGGCATAATCACATTCAATGAAGATTTAATAATCAGACATCATGGATATGATAAAAACGTACATATCCGTGAAATGCGGCCGTACCGAAAACTATCCCTAGAAGAGCAATTGCAAGTTGCAAGATTCGGAGCAATGAGATCTGTGATTTTGAAGGAAAAACTTATCAAAGAAAAGGAGGAAAAGAAATGAGTATAAAAGAACAAGCTCTAAAAGAGTACAGTGAAACTACATGTAAAAATCAATGGTATATATGCCAGTGTATGTTTATGTTTAATAAACTAAAGGATATTGTTGAACCGGAAAATGGGAAGAAATTTCAGGAGAGAGGATACTGGTTTAAATGCCTTACAGACAACGTAAAACATATTAGGGGACAATTTATTGGGCATCCGGAATATATCTTCAAAAAGGCTACCATTGAAGATATTAAAAATCACACATTTAAAGATGAGAAGAAATGTACACAGTAAATTTATGCAGATGTCCTTATTGTGGATCTTGCCACTACGAAGTAGGATTCTATGCCACCGCCTACAATTGTAAATGTCTTGACTGTGGAAGTTTATTTTGGTGGGATTTTACAAAAGAATAGCATGAAAGAGAGAATAAAAGAATTGTTTTTAGCATTAAAAAAGAAATGGTTATTAAATAAAATGAACCGTATAAATCCGAACCCGGCAGAATACAAAAAATGGGAACATCATACTTGGGGTAATTCCATCGAAATCTGCCGGATTAATAAAAATACATTCAGTATTCGAGGTTGGCTTCAAAATAAACCCGAAAATGGGGACAAGTTAATCTATGAAACAGAAAGTGGTAAATATGCCGTCGGATACATTGTAGATGTTGAATATTGTGGCGACCCAAGAGATATGTTTTTTGCAAATGTAATCCCGTTTGAGTATTTAAAACACCAATAATAGAAACATGAGAAAAGCAAAAATAATAAAAGGAGACCTATGTCATGTCCTGTGTGATGATGATGAAGTATATGTACATTCCATCTGCCCGGAAAATGGTAAGGCTATAGTAGAAATTTCTGACGGAAGATTATTTAATGTAGATGCTGAAGATATACAATTTAAAGATCCTCCTGAACCAGACAGAGGTATAATCCTTCAATCTTACTCTGTCTGTCCTGTTTGTCATGGGACCGGCAAGGTTACTCCTGGTTTTTATACATCTGGTACCATAGGACAAAATTCAGATTGGTCTAATACCTGCCGGACATGTCACGGACTTGGAGTTTTAAAAAATTAAAGACCTATGAAAAGTAAGAAAGCAGAAGAATACATAAACAATGAAAAGCATGAGGATTATCCGGGTGGATATTTATGCTATCAATTATCCGATGAAAAAGCTAAAAAGGCTGTGGAAATCGCCGAGGAAGAAATGAGGGAGAAGGCTACCGATTCATTTTGCAAAACAGTATGCGGAGGAAGAGAAAAATTTGGCAGTTGCGAATCCTGTACATTGATAAAAACATTTGAAAACGAATATGATAACTAATATTTGTCGGATATTAAAAAATTGGAAGTATGAAAAAATTACTGACTCAACTTTTTGAAAAATGGACCTGTAAACATGAATGGGTAACATACCAGAAATGCGATGTTTATGATGAAATTAGCAGGGAAATCCCTTCACATTTAGAATTTATACTTATATGCAAGAAATGTGGGAAAATAAAGAAAATAAGATTATAGCGAGGTTATACCTCGCTATTCTTCCAAAAATTTTGACAAACTTTCCATGTCATCAAATTCTTTTATTTCAGAATCATCTTTTATACGTACTCTTCTATTTTCCCTGCCTTTTTTTACAGCTTCTATCATCGTCTTGACTATTTCAGACATATTGGCCATATCTATTGTTATATTTTTACAATGCTCTACTATTGAGCATAATTCATCCGTAAAAGATCTTGATACAAAAGATACACCGGAAAAATCAAGGATAACCTTGTCTGATATACCATCTATCGCGCTCCTTATTATTTCCGCATTAGAACGGGAACGCACATCGCTGCTGATCAATGCTGATATTTTTATTATCTCCTTCTTCATGATTCCCATTTTTTAATTATTGTATATATTTTTCGTATTTAAAGTCCGCTGGAACATCTATCGGTATTCTCATTAGAATAATTGTTCCGTTCCAGCTTATTGAATCCGGCAATTTAATAAAATAACTCTTATGGTCGGAGTGTCTATGAAAACCGCCTCCTGACAACATAAAGAAGGCTCCACCCAATCCATCTACAAGCATATTCTTAGAGGATGATATTCCATAACCTCGATTCTCTGTTTCAGGCAAATCTTTGGTTGAATAACCTTCATTTGCCATTTTAAGGGCTATAGCGTCATCATCCCCGATTATATCTAAATATTTGCACGTATTTATATAACTACCCAGCACTGTTATCCCTGAATCTGCTATACATATATCAATACATCTCTCCTGGTGTATATACTGTGAATATATGTACCCAAATTTACTTTTGGAATGCTGGCTTATATTGCATATTAGTTCCCCCAAAAAGTAAGACAAAGGCGTTGTTATTCTTTTATCCGCCCCAATCTGTGTTTCAATAATATTTTGTATTGTGGTTTGCAATCCGTCGATATTACTGCCGCATAAATCAAACTTACATATTGGTATATAGGTTTTTTGTATGTAATCATTTAAGATTTCTTCAATATCCACATCTTTATCAATGCATAATAAATCATCAAAATAAATTAAGTTGAAATAAGCCCTAAGGTATGGCGGTATATTTCTACATATTATTTTCTTTTCACAATTACTTCTGTATAAAGCAAGAGGGAATAAGAAAAATGGATGGAAAAAAGAGCAATCTTTAAAATCCCAAATAATATCATTGCTATTAATAGCTTCTACCTGATGTATCACCCGAAATAAGTAATTGAAAGCACTTCCGATTCTTTCATCTCTGGTCACATTCGGTATGTTAATGATATTACTCATTTATAGACATTTAATATAAATCTCAACTATACAAAGGTCGTAAAACTATCTAATAAAAACAATTACCGCCATAGTTTTTTAATAAAAATTAATCACAAAAAGAGGGGACACAACTCCCCTCTCACACCTTCCGATATGTTCACGACTAAATATTTACGCGGCCTTACAGGCATCTTAAAGCAAACAGGGCTATTTCGCTGATATAGCTGCTTGCTGCGTTGTCGGCTAAGTTTACAAGTATGTCAAACTTTTCGGTCATGGTGTGTTTAATTCTTTTCTTTTGCCAGGATCTTTTTTATCTTTTCATCATTAAATCCGAACATTGCTGCAAATTTCTTAAATGCATCCCGTTGTCCGGCAGGAATTAAAGCATACAGACTATTTATTGGTGTATTGCTTTTCAATGCTTTTTTCAGCTGTTTATTCTTCATTTTAATAATTCTTTTTTCTTTTTCTTGCAACAATGACACTCACAAAGGAAGTTCTTTGCTATGTCCCATGTCGCTTCCACAATGTCCTGTCCTAGGTATTGTATTTCTTCTCCGTATGGCGTAATATCAAAAGCCTGACAAATATGTGTAGCAAGATGTCCGCACTCATGCCGCCATGATTTTTCAAACTCTTTTGCGGAAGAAGTAATAGCTATTACCATTACAGTCTGACGGGTTGCATAGTTTGAATAGGTCAGTCCGGTATCGAGTTGCCCGGCAGTAAGGTTATTATATGCAGTACGGATATTTTCGTCACGGCATCCGATACTGAATAGCCTGTCCATAATCTCGTTTACATAATAAGTATCTACCGCATAATAGACAAATACTTCCCAATCATGTTTACCTAGTTCAAACCTCTGCCGGATCATATTATATCATTTCCTCCCATTCTACCGGTTCACCCTTAGCGACACAATCTGCATACCATTTCCTGAACACATTGCCGCCTTCATTGTCAGGATCATCAATAACGTCTTTCACATAAAGAGCTAAATGCTGCTCGTCCGGGATGCTTGATTTTAAATAGTCCGCCCGCCCCATATTGCATACGTAGACAAAATTATATCCTACATTATGTTCGAGTTTAACTCCATTTTTAGAAAGTAATTCTTCTACCTGTTCCTTGGTCATGGGTTCAATTCGTTCTTTCTTCCCCGTTGCAGGATTTATCTTTTTCATACCATGTACAGCCAGATCACAAGCTTTTTTGTTAAAATTCCATCCGTTATGTCTGAGATATGATCTCATCTCAGCAGGGATTTCATCGTATGAATCAAGTGGTTGTTTGTGCATATCTTTTATTTTTGAAAGAGGGCGGAATAATCCGCACCTCTTATTAAACATTAACGATAACGGGAGTATCTTCCGGTACCTCTTACACCGCGTCTTTGGTTCATTCCACCGGGATAACCTCCACGGTTTCCGTATCCACCACGGCCATACCCGCCGCGTTCACCCATTTCATCATCGTCGTAATCATCTTCGTCGTACTCGCGTTGCCCCATGCTTTCCCCTTCAGAAAGTTCCTCCAGGCATTGCATCAGTTTGCCACCATAGCGAAGCATCTTTTCTGCATAGTCGGACATCTTCTCGACTTTGTTTTCAGATATTTCTACCATATACATAGCTTATTGTTTTTTAGAATTGTTACTACCAGATGCCTTTTCGGAAGACTTAAAGAAATCAGCCATCATTGCTTTCAGTTCACTCAACTCTTGTCTTAGGGCTTTATTCTCTGCATCCTGACGTTGGCGCTCTGCAAATTCCGGATTAAGAATTTGAAGCATCTTGTCGCAAGACTCCAGAACTGAACGGTGATGGTCTACGCTGCCTAATATCTCCGATGAACGGTTTCTCATTGCAGCAACTTCCGCGTTCATGGATTCCCGTGAACCGGATATTACCATATTTCCACCACCGGGAAAGTTCGCATCAGCAATGTCTGACATTGCCGGTATTTTCTGGAAAGTGACAGTCTGCTCCCCGACCTTGATTGTTATGTCGACCACCATTCTCGGAGGCTGCCCATAAGGAATAGGTTGTTGCATAAACTCCGGTACGGGATTGGAAACCCCGGTTACGGAACCGACTTCAATATATGGAGTGCCGTCCTTATGAAGGACAAAGAACTCGCTGTTTATTCTTAAATTCTGAAAAGGCATAATTAATTAACTCTTTAATGGACGGGATTTCTCCCGTCCGTAGTTGTTTTAAACCACTCCGGTCATAATCTGCAACGTGTTGGTTGCACGGTCAAACCAGAACTCATACACACCAGTACCGGGAATATCTGCTGCAGTCAGTGCTTCCCCGTTATATTTAGTGATCGACTGTGTGGTCCCATTGGTCTCGAACAGAATGGGAAGTGTGCCGGTTGTCCCGGTAGGTATCGTCTGGGCAATGTTAATGTATATCGTCCCTCTGTACCATGCGTTCACAAAGGCATGATTGGGAAAGGAAAACACTACATTAGCAGTATTGACCGTTACGCCCGAGGTCGATATAGCCGCAGAGCCCCTACGGTTTACGAATTGAAAAGGATATACTGCCATAATAGCCTCCTTTCTCAATTAACCCCAAAAGCCATTACCGGCTGCATAAGGATTAAAACCACCATACAAGCCGTATTGGTATGCCACACAGTTGGGAACTGCCGCAATAGGACTGTAAGGCACAGTCACAGTTTCCGGCTGCTTGCATTCAATCTTGGCAAGGCGTGCGCTTAAATCTGTCAAAGCGGCTCCAAGAGGTGCGGTAGCCTGACCTACAATTTGAGAAGTCATAGCTGAACTCTTGTAAGTACTGTTTTCTTCACGGAGCTTGTCAATTTTGTTCTGCATCTCACGCATTTCAGCAGCACGTTGGCCGGCAATAATCTGCTGTGTGCTTTCCTTGATGGAATTTTGCAAGTCACAGGTCTGACGTTGTGTCTCATAGGCCACGGATGCAAACCCTCTTTCCTGCCCGGTTGCAACACCATTAATTGCATTTTGCAGGGTGTTTGTCTGCTGACAGATAGCCAGACGGTTCTCACAGCAGCATGATGCAATCTGTTGTGCAATCTGACAGTTGCCGGATTGAATAGCGTTAATAATCTGCATAGAACTCTGCCCAACCTGATTTCCCACCTGTTGAATCTGTGACATTACACCATTGATAGCCTGCTGAACCTGACCGATTGAACAGTTCAGATTTGTTGCCAGATTGTTGATAGCCTGACCGTTCCCTTGAATGGCACTCATTAGTAACTCCCTCCCTGTGTCGTTGTTAATAAGGTTGGGGATTCCTGCTGCTCCATTGCCACCGCCAAAGCCACCATTCCCCCATCCGTTGTTACCCCAACCCATGAGGAAGAATAAGAAAATAACCCAAATAAACCATCCGCCTTCTCCACCGAATCCGTTATTATTACGGCCTTGCATAGCTACAAGTAGGTTCGGATCGATCCCTTTTTGCTGAAGCAAAGGAGCCAACATGGCTAACATTCCACTTCCGCCTCCGTTCCCGCTTTCCGGGAAAACAAAAGTTTTTGATTCGCTCATTTTTATCGAATTTTGAATTACCCCGGCAACATTGCCGGACATTTCAAAATTCGACATAAACAACTGTTTTGTAAAAAGTTACATTCCTATGTAATAGAAGTTTAAGGACTTTAGACAGAATAAATTTCCAATAAAAAAGAAAGTTTTATTTAGATGTTGTGAATATCAAAAAATATTTCATACATTTGTCTTGCTTAATCTTCTAATGACTGGCGGAGTAAGAGTACCCGCTGTATGGCGGTTTTTTTATGCCTTATTGATTTGTATTTTCCATACTTTGTATTTTGTTGTTTGGAAAGGAAAATATTTGTCTAACGGCGTATACCCCCGTAAATCTGTTGTAATGGCAGATTTTAGCCAGTCATGAGGTGATTAAGCAGCGGGAAAGGTACGCCGTTTTTCTGTACCTAAGTGCTTAATAAATATATCATGACAAACACAAATCAAACCACCAACCATGGGAAAGGCACAGACAATGTGCGTCACACTCACGAAACGGGCGAAATCTTATCACTAAAGCAGCAGCTTGAAACCTACAAAAGGCTGTTTGAAATCGAAAAGAATTGTAAGAATCAGGCTTATTTCTTCATTCTTTCATGCGGACATTTTGAGGAATACCGCGGATATTGCAAAACGCATCCTACAAATGTAGATTATCATTCTGCGTGTGTGGATGTTTTCAGACTTCAACATTTAAAAAGAGAAAACCATGAATGAGTTGATTAAGATTGTGGAGAATGACGGTAAGAAAGCCGTTTCTGCACGGGAGCTTTACGAAAAATTAGGGTTTGCGCCTCAGCATTGGGCTAATTGGTATAAAAAGAATATTACTAATAATTCTTTTGCTGTTGAAAATGAAGATTATGCACAACTCCCACTAAGTGGGAGAACAATTGATTTTGCCCTCTCTATCGACTTTGCTAAACGCCTTTCCATGATGGCACGTACCGAAACCGGTGAACAAATACGTAATTATTTTATCGAAATAGAAAAACGTGCAACCAAACCATTAAGTCAGCTTGACATTTTAGCTCAGTCAATCCAAATCCTGCAAGCACAGGAAAAACGTATTTCAGAGATAGATGACCGAGTTAAAGTTATTGAGGCAAAACAGACTACACACCAAAACTGGTTTACCATTGCCGGATATGGAACACTTCTTAAAATACAGGTCGGAATAAAACTGGCAGCAAGTTTGGGAAGGAAGGCATGTAATCTTTGCAGACAACTTGGCATTGAACCGGAGGAAATACCAGATCCGCGATTCGGGAAAGTCAAAACCTATCCCGAAAATGTTTTAAAGCAGGTATTTGATATGCCAATTAACTAAAATAAGGGCATCGGAGTAACTGCAAGCTCTCACATTAGACAGTCATTCCTTTGCCCTTTCCTTTTAACTGCATTGACTTGTGATTTGGCCGTCCCAGTCTTTGCAAAAAACATTCAAAGATATGAAAACAATACAATTAACAAAACAAAGTAGCGAAAATGAAGTTAAAGATTATTTCAAGGCTGTTCTAAAGTTAGCAAAATCAAAAGAAGAATTTCCGGTAAACTTGGAAGATGTTTGGCCATTGGTTTACACAAAGAAATCCGACGCAGTTGAGGCATTAAGAAGAGATTTTATTGAGAAGGAAGATTTCGTATCGCTCCGGCAAAATCCGCAACCTGATTCTCAATGGATTAACCCAAATCCTAAAATAGACTATTTTATTTCAGTATCATGTCTTGAATATTTTATAGTCAAAAAAGTACGTCCGGTATTTGAAGTATATCGGAAAGTATTCCATAAGGCAGCAGAAAATATAAGTTTGAATCCAACCCCTACAAGAATAAAAACTTCCCTTGAATGGGTCAAAGGTGTGAGAGAAATACTTAACCTAAATGATTCATCTACTTTATTCATGCTTAAACAGGTCGGAGATCCGTTAGGGTTACCTACACCGGATTACACGCATTCTAAAGGCCAGTTGTTGGCTCCCACAGTCTTGCTACAACAACACGGCGTACAAATTAGTACTAGGGAATTTAACCAAAAGATGATAGGGGCCGGTTTCATAAAAGAGCTTCAACGTCCATCATCAAATGGTAAAATTAAGTATTTCAAATCTTTAACTGAAAAAGCTGCCGGTTTTGGAGAGAACCAGATTAACCCGTCGAATCCCAAAGAAACACAACCATTATACTATGCAGACAAATTCGAAGATTTATTGAAACAATTAGAAATTGTTTTTTCATAATTAATTGCTCGGTAGTATCCGGGCATATTCACTCTTCTTTTTCGCGGTGATTTAGTATGTCAGCAATTGTCTTGTGACACAGCCCGGTCTGTTCCTTTATTTTATCATATATGAAAGAACGTGGAAGCAAATGGAAAAAATCTGAATATTTTTCTGAGTTTTTTAATTCTTCATATATGCTGATAACTTGTTTGTTACGCACCATCGTACTCGGTCTTTGTAATTTTTTCATAAATTTTTCTCAAAAAGTGCAACCAATAAAAATCCTGTCCGTAAAACTCCCCGAAAGAAGTCTTACAGACAGGATGTAGTGGTGGTACGCTATATTTTTGAAGTGGGGCTTCTTTTTATATTTTGCCCCGGATAAACCGGATAATCTTTAATACTGACGGTATACTGAATGCTGCCAGTAAAATGATAAGCCACCACATAATGCTTGGTACTTTGTTTTTTACAACTTCAACCGGATAGGGGACCGCGATGCTATCTGTTTTGCTTATATTTACCGTATCATGCATAAGCCTATCACGATACACAATATGATATTTGTCCCTGAAAACTGTATCGCCTTTAACAAGAACAAATACACTGTCGCGTACATAGATACTATCCCGCTTTATCTTGTCAATGTATTCTTTCTCTGTCTTTACTGTCTCTACCGGCACGTACTGAATACTCCGGCAGGAGAATATAGAAAGGGCTATCAGTATAATTATTATCCTCATTTTTCTGTTTTTTCTTCTATGTCAATAATATCAGACTTCCGCCTGAAAAATTTAAAAATATCGACCTTTACATGCCGACCGTGAGCTTCAAAGTAATTCCCATAACAGGAATTTATCTCAAACCCGTATATGACCAACAGGACAATAGAAGGAAGCAGCGGAATGTCAAAAGGTTCTCCAAATGTCTTCCCTATAGCTCCGGCAAGAAGAATCCAGCATAAGTAATCTACCATTTTGTTGATAGTCCTTCTCCCAGCCCGTGAAAACCGGATTCTTTCACCCCTTTTCTTGGATGCCGCTATCCCAAACCTCAGGTCTACGATAATTAATATCAGTGCAAGCAACATGAACCATTTTAAAGGTTCGATAAAATCCATAAAACCACTCATGAATACTGATACCATTGCCGAAATTGTGTTTCTTTCACTCATAATCTTAATTTAAATGTGGTACTTCTATCCCCTCCCGAAACATTGTTATAAACAATATTTTTTATAGTTCTCGACAAACTCCTTTACGGTCCCTCTGCCTAATGGCGTATTGTAATATTGTTTCCAGTATTCACCCATCGCCCAAACATCCTTATTCGAAGGTAATGCCTCCTTTACACGCAAATAATGTATGCGGGTCATACAGATCATCAGCTTTTTGTTATCTACAAGCATTTCAGGTTCCAAAGTTACAACACTGGATGCTTTCATTACTTTCCCCATTAGTTCCGGTTTATGCCGGAGAAAATTAACCACAATATCATTGAAGGTTGCCGGCTCCATCTGCCCATATCCTAAAGCCGGACCACCGCCAATTTGCCGGGTGTACTTAAAATTGCTTTCCTGAGCAAACGTCCCCATGATAAGATCTCTTGCATTGTCAGAGTACAAGCCTGTTTCTTTCAGCGTTTCGGTTATTAACCTTCTCCATTCCTCTTTGTTCATATTGTTTTATATTTCTAAATTATTCTTTTGTATTCTCAAAAAAACTTTGTAAATTTGCAACATAAGATTGACTTGGGGTTGCTTGGGAAATATTTATAGAGGTCGCGAGGGCGGCCTCTTTTTTTATTTGTCTTTGATTGCAGAGATAATAGCGTTTTTAATAAAAACATGCCAGGTTGTATCCATGATTGAAGCTTTGAATAATTCTGTCTCATTTTCATTCATATCCACCGGCTCCCCGTTGAATATTTTTTTTGCAATCTCATGCATTTCAATCGTATTTGTGCATACATAAACAGCATTCCCGATAAGTTGATGAATGCCTTTATTTTGATTCTCTTCCAGCAATTGAATATAATTATTACCCAATAAATCAATTGCAAATACATTTTTTGCGTCGAATCTATATTTCATTTTGTTAGTAGTTAGTGAATGTTTCAGTAATCTTTCTATAAAATTCCGTAATTAGCGGAACAATTTCCTGAATAATACCCAAGTCAACATTTGATCCGTTAATCGAATTGAAATCCTCGGACTTAGGATTGTATTTAAGGGTTGCATTCATGAATTTCTTCCCGTCGTCCAAGTATCCGTTTGCTACTACGGAGATAACTTCCGGTGCTTGCTCTTTTTGATACTCTGCACTCAGCGATACATTTATATTCTGTACCGTTGCCGTTGCTTTTGCTGAAATAAAATAGTTAATTTCCATGTTTTTTATAATTTATCTGTAATACAATTGTCCTGTTGATCTATCTATGCATAAGTAATAATTTTTTTTACCATTAACGTTTTGAACATTTTTAAAATATACAGCACCGTTAAATGTAGATTTTCCATTTACCTCAACATCTCCGTTAAATATCGATACTCCCTCTTCAACTATTAAAGCCGCAGTTGGAGCCATCTTTTTACTATCATCAACATAGTCTATGGCTCTTAATTTTAATGCTGTTATTTTTGCTAAAGTTGCATAACTGGAAGTATTTTTGGCTATTATCTCTAATCCGATTATTTCTGCGTTATCTCCTGTTGCTGTTATTATTCCGGCTTGTAACATACCTGTTGAAGGGGCAAGTACGCCGGATCCTGATGCATATACAGAAAAACCATTTTTAGCATAACAAGAGCCTATTTTTGAACTCGCATTGAAATCAGATGATCTCAATCCATTATTGCTTAATTTCAGTCCGGCAATTTCTCCTTCTGTCGCTGTAATTTTTCCTGTAAACTCTCCGTTAACTGCAATAAGTTTTCCATCTGTTGTAATCTGAACATTCCCGTTTGCACTAATAGCTCCATTAAGATTAATCCTACTTGCATCAATTGTAACGCCTCCTCCGCCAACATTAATAGATTCAATAACTTCTTGCCCTAATGCATTTTTATTTGAAGAAAAAATTGTAACGAAATTACTTTGTGTTACAACACCAGATATTTCTTGGGTACCATTTATAATTTTAGATACTGTAGAAGAAATTTGGTTGTAACTAACTTGTAAATTGCTAATATCTGATTTTATTAATTGATCATTTTCATTATAGACATCTAGAGATACTTTATTTTCGATCAATCCTTTTGTTATATTTATTTCAGCATTAAGTTCTTCCTTTGTTGCATTCGTAAGAACAGGCCTGATTACCGAAGCAGCAGGAGCAACAGATGACCCATCTGGAGCCGTATAACGACTATCGTGTACTACTGCTACACAATTGTTCCCGATTTTAAATAGGTACCTACCACCTCCACGAAGATAAATAAGTTCTTCGCTACTACTAATTATTTGCACAATACTGCCGGCAGGGAGTATATATTGCACTGGGGTAGTATCGGGTATTTCCTTGGTAAATCTATATTCGAAAACCTCAATTATTCTATTAACAACATTTGCCCCCCATCCACTCCCGTTACTACGCCATACACAGTTCATTGAAAAACCATATTCATGTGTTGACCATTTTGGTTTTGCATCACCCAATTCCGTAGTAACTTCTATCCTTGTCTCATTTATTGGTAGTTTAATAGTTACCGGATAATATGTGTCCTGATCCCACTTTTCAGCCCTTAAGTCGATCTCTGTTTCACGATATGTTTGAATAGTTGTGTATTCTTTTGCTTCATCAATTGCCTCTTGTTTAGCCTCTTCCACTCTCTCAGAAACTTCGTTAATCCTTAAACTTATTTCTCCGTTTTCGGCTTTAATTTCGGTCAGGGTTTCCGTTATCGTTTTTATTTCTGCTTGCTGCTCGGAGAAAGAAGGAGTCCAAACAGGGGCGGGAAGAAAGCCTTCGACTAGCATCACTTCGGTGAATTTTACAGAGTTACCAAGAGTGGAGCCAACTATACCTGCATAACACAATAAACGTCCTTCTTGTTCAGTGAAATTATTGTATGTGATTAAAAAACCTCCATTCTTATCTGCATTTAATGTTGGACATAGCACAGTACTTACATCTTTATTATAAAGTACAAAAGAATATCTATCAGGGTTACCTACTAAATTCTGAATATTACCTGCATTTACGTAATATACCGTGTTAGGCTTTATTTTAGATACATATAATTCCTTATAGGTATAATTCGTAGATCCTACGCCTAACGTAAATTCCTTCGTCCCATCTGCCAGATTCACATTATTTGCTCCGGTCTGATCTTCTTCTGCTACTGGAAAGCCTTGCAGGGGTTTATTGCCTTCGATTAGGGAGATGTTGTAGATCAATACGTTTTCATTCGTAATGGAATTATTTAAAGATATCCTGTCAACCGTTTTGCTAGAATCTGTTATGTAATCAGTACGTGTTTTTGTAGTATCGGAACCACTTAAATTTACATTCTCGTAACTTCCATCTGTATAACAAATACGGAAACTGATAACAGGAAAAATAATTTTTTTCCCCGATTTATATTCGAAAGATAGGACATTCTGTGTATTTTGTTTGAATTGGATTGCGCTGTTAAAAATGTCTTTTTGCTCAGTTCCTTCTGCTATCGAATTGTATAATAATTTTTGACTTACAGCTAAATAAATGCCATCTTCATCCTGCCCCCAAACTGCAATATCCTTGTTCTTCTCATTCCACTTCAACATCATTTTCTTGGATATAAGGTTCTGGGAACCGATCTGTAATCCATTTACTGCTTCCTGTCCGCCTTCTAGCCCTTGCTGTTTTGCTATTTCCTTTCTATCAGATTCAGGGACAGAATAAGTTGTCGCTTTGTTTCCATATTCAATTTGTACATCTTTTACATAGATTGTTGCACTACTACCGTCTGGACTTCCATTGTGGTCAATACGTAATCTTACTCTTTTCCCGTCACCCCACTTGGAAGGAGTTTTTAGTTTAAGTACGTTATAAACCCAATCCTCGCCGGATTGATATCCTTTTCCTATTAATCCGTATGTATTAAAATCATCCGGAAGTATATATAAATCAAAATTGTTTAAAACACCTACATGTTTTGCATAAAAAGAAAGGACGATTTCGGTATCACCTTTCAATATGATATAATCGCTGTATATATATGAATTTTCGGCTGTTGATGTGCCAGTTCTTGAAAATTCTGTCCCATTGTGCGTGCTGAAATCCCATAATATTCCCGTAGTGCTACCTTTCAATATATTTACTCCTCCTATCTGTATCCCATCAACAACCTTTCCCGCTTCATCTATTGCAATCTGCCTCTGATCGTTGATAGAGGGGGTCCACAATAGCGAAGTTTTATTGCCTAATACTAGTTTTACCCACTCTATTTCAGATTCTTCATTAATTTCATTGTTAGGAATTGGATATATCCGAATAAATGTATTATCAACAGCAGGCGTCCCTAACGTCCATTTAAAAGTTTTCAAAGCAATATAATCTGTATCGGGACCACCAGGATAAAAACTAGCCAATACAACATTCCCTCCAGAATTGTAAACACCCCAGCTTGTTTTATTCGCCCCTAATTTGCCTTTAATAACAATTGTACATTCTTCTCCTTGTTTGGGTTTATAGTCTCCTAAGTAAATGGTCGCTATTGGATAACCAGTATTCTTCCATCCCTTGTTACTATTGTCAAGGAGATTGGTTTCTCCTACCTGTAGGTTGTCCAGATTACTCTGCACGTCTCCGATGGACTCTTCCACCGTTTTGCCGGACAATAAACGGAAGATACCTTTTAAATAAACATTTTTACCATAAAATCCACTACCTTGAAGTTGTCCGAAATCAGGATCATTGATTCCTCTCAAATTACCCTCACGAACATCTTCTTTCCCTTCAAGAGAATAACTGTTTACGTTAGAATAATATGCCGTATAAGGAGCATCTGAACCATAAGAAGTAGTAAGGACTGCATTCTGACGGTTTTTGTCAGTTCTGTTACCAAACTGAATAATTTCATCTTCTACCTGGGGAATCCCACTGCCGGCTTCACAATCTGTTTTACTCAGAACAAAATAATTATCACCAACTTCCGTTACAAGACGCCAGTATCTTCCTATATTCTTTCCGGTAAATACCTGATGTAACGCCTGATCTCCTACTACAAAAGGATTCGGTATCGTTCCGTCATCATTGTTAAATAAGCATTTGTAACCATCTTCCAATTCCTCTACCTCTGATATTCTTACTCCACCTCCCGGGGTTGTAAGCATACTGCCGTTTACAGAAGAAACTTTCTGGACGATTATTTCAAAAACATGCATTGTCTTGCGGACTATGAGTTCGCTTACCTCCAAAACACCATTCCAAAGCCTGTGGCCGACACCTAATAAGCCGGAAGTAAAGTTTTTGGATACTACTTCATCCGTCGTGACTGGTCCATTCGAATCCAATCCCGACCTCAGCGACATTTTCTTAAGTTCTGCGTTCCCTTCTTCATCTATCATACCTCCGGACTCTTCAGGAGTGTAAAGCCCGGTATGTATGCCTTTTAAAAATTTTACCAGATATTTAGCCGAATCAGGCTGGTCTTTCCTAATATAATGTTTGGAGGTTTTGGCAAGTATATCACCGCCATATCCTCCGCCCTGAATATTCCCGATAATATCGCCTGCTATTTCAGTAATCGTGCTCCTCAAAGCAGAAACGTTGGCTGATAATTTATCAGTCAACTCCACGGATATATCGTATAGGCAATTCTTGTCCGCCTTACAGGTAAATGAATTGACATACATAAGGTATTCACGGTTATTATACTTTATGTATATTCGTGCATTCTCATTCAGCATATCCCATAAGTAAATGTTATCAGCGAGAAAAACACGTGAGAAGTTTACGGAGAATGTGAATTTCTCATCATTGTTCTCCGACATATATTTTATTAATGCTTCATCTAATCTTTTTTCCGCGGCAAGAACAAGAGATTTTGGCATCTTAATACCTGTAATCACAAACTTATCTCCAATAGAAGGTTTATAGTTGTTTGTGGCGTTAGGCATGACTACACCGAAAGAAGTATTGTCCTTCTTAACAGCTATCCAAACCTCATTTGTAGAAGTGTTTTGTTGGCTTTCTACATATTGGGATGTTTGCGAAGTAACCTTCTGTTCAAAGTCTCCTGCCGGTAAGTTCCCAGCAGAATCCACCAACACTGGATTGAAAGCCCTGCCCGGCTCATTGTCCTTATAGGTAACTCCTATCTCAAACTCACAAGCCGCACAATTACCGGTAGTCATGTTGATTACGGCAGTTCCACCTTCCAAGCCTTGCTCAAACAGGTTAAAACCGTAATCCCCGTTGTAGATATGCAGCTTTATGTAGAAATATGAATGTACATATTCGTCTGTTCCGTTGAATACATTATTACCTGTACCAGTTCCAAGTTCGTCACTATCATTCGCGTCAAAAGCAATATCGGCAATCTCTCCGAACAACTGACCGGAAGCATTCGTAACGCCTTCGATGGTAGGCTTTATATCGCTGAAATCTACCTTTATTTCCTTTACCTTCTTAGCCGAATAAGTATTCTTGAACGAATAATAGTCATTCGTTCCGGGTATCTTGTACGTGTTGTTTAACGCATTGTAAAATCTCTCCGCTCCACTTGTCTGCCTGTAAATGGAAGGCATAAGGTTTTGGCTACGCTCAATAGTGCCTGTCTCATCATCATTCGGATAATAGAAAGGAATGTTGTCAGAGCTACCTACACCAGTAACCCTATTTACTATCTTGTAATTGGCATTCGTCTTTTTGATTGATACAAGCCCTTTCCGGTATTCAAAAGGCGTTGATATTACATTCTCCGTATATCCAATGTGGCATACTTTCCCTACAAAGTAGTAAGGCAGTTCATATATGGTATATATGGATTGGAGAGCGTCAGCAAGATATACATTTTCAAGAGATACCAACTTTGAATCGGAAGTAATATCATCATCTATTACTACCGAATATCCTATACTAGATTTAGTCATTGAAGCGTTAAGGCGACCGACAAACTCGTTTATATCACCCATGAACTTCACGGAAGTTGAATTGGAATGATATGTGTCCGCTCCAGCCGTTACAACGTCCATGAAATACACGTTCTCCAACACGATACGCTCTGAAACGAACTGGAGTTCATGCTTGTACATGACACTCTTGTTGTCTTTTGAAGATGTAGGTATCTGGTCAACATAGTATTTCTCGCCTCTGAACTCAACAAATTCCTCTCCACTCCAAAAATCATCCAAACAAGAAGGATAATTTAATGTTGCAGTGAGCGTTGGAGTACCAGCCATTCTTTGAGCTGAATAGGTGTACTCACCTAATTTTGCAGGCGTATCAGCATTCGGGAACTTTATTTTACTTCCTTGCGCGTCAAGTTTGAATATGTACAGACTTTCCTTTTCCATTTATTCTTTTACTACATCAATTTGTTCCGTAACTCCTTTATTCTTTTTTTGTTGTTTCTCCAACTGCTTTTGAGTTTCCTCCTTTTCCTTTGCTATACGTTGTTCTTCATCGGGAACGGATTCAGTGTTCTTCTCAATGGCTGTTTTCATGGAAAGAATGCCGGATTGTTTCATTGAGATAAGCATGTTGTTATATTCGGTAGCACTGAAAGGCTGCCAAATCTTGAACTTGCAGCTAACACGGAGCCTGGCAAATTCAGTAACCGCATTTACATTATCACCACTCCTTACAAGTTCTTTGGCCAGTCCCTCCTTAAACAGACGCATCATCTTGTCTGCGAAATTCTGCCATTCAATGACACCCTGTTGAGCGTTCTTTAAATCCAAGTCACGAGTCAGAGTGATAGCCAGCCCGCTTATGTCACCGCTTGACTTGACATCCTTAGGCAAAAGGAATGTACATGAGGTGTTTATCTGAATCTTCTCAAACAAATCCTGTAAGCTGTCAAGCATCCCTTGCGGACTTGGAGGTGATTTGAATTCAGCACTTCCATTACCATCCATAGACTTATCTTGGAGAATAATGTTCCCAGCAAGCTTTTTAGTTGTATCAGAAAGATTACCTTTTATATATAGTATGCCCCATCCATTACGCTTCTGAATGACAAAGAAGATATTATAAATAATCTCGAAAATTTCTATAAGGCTCTGACCGTTATTCCACGCCACATTACCACGTTTGGTACACAATGGGATCTCACTGAAACCGTGCTCTACCGGGTTTTCCCTTATCCAGCCATCTTCATCCGCTCCATCGCCCGAATTACGCATACGATACATATACTTGTCGTCATAGCTGTCTATGTATTCCACTCCGTTATCATCGGCATAGTAAACACTTTCAAGAAGTCTGTCACCGTTGTTGTCATTATGGGATATGATAACGTAACCGTCCTCATAGCTTATCAGGCGGCATTTGATACGTCCTTTATAGTCATAGTAGAATAAAAGTCCTGCATCTCCCGTAGCAAGCTGCGTGCGGACTGCTTTTGTGCGCCATCCGTCCATATTTCTGTCAACCCAATACTCTTTGATAGTGGAATAATTTTCCTTGTCCCTTTCAGATGGATTTCCACCTCTCAAAGACAACACACAAGGATTACCGCACAAATAGATAACGTGACTTGCAAGTATCTGCTCTTGAAAAGCCAGTGCCGTGCGTTGGAACTTGATTTCCTGATAACCTCCGTCCTCCAGCTTCACGCAAATGCTCGGCAGATTGGCGTCAAACAGGACATCATGGCTCATCGGGTCAAGCTCTTTCAGGAATCTTCCCTGAGTGACAATCGTTTTCCTGACATCCGGAAGGCGTGCGGTACGCGTCTCGATAACGGAAGCGGTTTGCCCTTCGGAATAATCATTAACGGAAGGAGTATCGCTGCCTCTGAAAAACGGCTTCTTCTGTAACAGGGCATTTATGTTCCGTAATAAATATAACTTCTTCTCTTCCCGTGTCATTTGTCCGCATCAATTAGGTTGTAATACTTCATACATGCTTCCTTGCTCGGCATGGCAGAACACTCTCTAGAAGTCCATTTGCAGATGATGTCGTGCTTCTGTGGAACAACAATAATTCTTCGTTGCCCCTCTTCTTCCTCAATGTTGAACTTGTCGTTCAGCTTCACACGTGCATCAAGAACGACTTTGCTTGCTTTGATGAAAGTATCAGAATCTCCGCCTGCCTTTGCATCATCGGCAATCTGTTTCATTTCCGCAATTTCCTTCAAAAGAGCTTCCCTGTTTTCATCTTTGGATATGGTTGTTGCCGCGCCTATCCCGAAAGGCTTCAATTTTTCCGCAAGCGCTAACAATATTTTATCCGAAGGCCTACTGTCCTCTTGGTAAGCCACTTTCTCGGCAATATATTTATCTGAAAATGTGTCACACATCGCCAGATAAGCCACGTCCCTTACCTTGGCTTCAATACCCTCTGTTTTAAGGGAATTGATAATATCCTTTATGTCGTTATGCCCTATCATATCCTAATACCATAAATGTTCATCATAAATGCTTCCTTCCATTGTCACTCCTTTAGCCTGCCTGGATTCCTCCACGCTATTGTAATACCCTGCCTGTACCTCATTACCGTATTCTATGTTTGCACACGGCAACATCCGCATTGCGCATGGGTCTAATAAGTCCATAGACCTTCCTTTCCCCAACATTTGGTTCATCTTCTTCTTGTTCCAAAGCCGTTTCTTCCCGCTCTGCATATCGTCAAAACGCACAACAGAGCATTCTTCCATAAACTCATTCTCCACCGTCACCTTGTATTTCAGATTTTGGTGCGTATAAGTCTGCACGGCAAGCTTATCGTCAAATGTCAAATTTCCTGCTTCTATCATCTTACACAGCCTGATATAGCACATATCCTTGACTGTCATTGCGGTAAGCTGGTAAAGACCGAAAGGTTTGTTCAGTGAGATATAAGGCACTGCATCGGGAATGTAATCATTGAAATACCGTCCGGCAGTCGCGTCAAAAATGATATGGCTTTCGGCTGTTCCATGCTCAAATGCAAATGTCTTCACTGCCATAGCGTTCTCTCTCGGAGTGGACTTGCTAAGAATGAGAATGTCGTATGCGTGAAATCCATCCCATGCCAGTGCTACAAGATTATCCGTACCATAATCCGCCAAGTCCACGGTTATCCATTTGTCTCCGTTCACGGCAGGATTGTTGTTGAATACGCCTTGTGCGGAAGTGGAAGGGATAGGTATTTTTTCGTCAGAATCTGGGTCTGCGTTATAGTTTACTCCGATAAGACCAGCAGCGGAACGTGTTCCAGAGGCAGCAACAGAGCCAACATACCCTGCGTTACCCTCCATAAGTGCCTCATTCTCATCAACTGTACCTTCGTATAAAGTAAATGATTTGATAAAGTCTTGATATTTTGCTTTACCCTTCAAGTCTTTAATCAAACTGTCTATTTGTATCTTGCATTTAGCATATACCTCTTCTTTCGAATCGCCCCAAACTACATCATCAACGGTAGATCCAGCAACGAAAAAGAAACGAACCTTTCCTATCCTATCTGGAATGCCCTTCCCGTCAACGCCAACATACCAATCTATGAACCTTCTCGTCCAATGGGTACGTTTAGGATTGAATGTTGCACGAAATTTACCCGTGAATGTCTTGCTCTTGCCACGATTACGGGATTGAATGTATGTAAATACCTCCCAAGGCATCTCGGTAAGCTCATCAATAGCAATAGCGTCATATTGCCATCCTTTCGCACGCTCCCTCATCCTATCTATATTCGTGGGATCTATATAAGTCAAGTCGCAATATGCACCACTTTGGAAAGATATTCTTGGAGTATCAGCTTCTTTAACTTTTACATATTCTCCGAATATATCTTTAAATGTATCAACAAATCCTCCTCCTGCTTTTTGGTTTCCAAGATTTCTACGACTTATTAAACATCTAAAATCAGGGTCAAGCATTAACGGTTCAGCGAATCCAAGAACAAGAGAGTATGACTTCCCGTTTCCGACCCCGCCGGCACCGAAACATATATCCACGTTCGTTGAAGCAAAGTAGGTTTGGAAACCACGGAAAGGCTTCTTCACTATCGCATTATGTACTTCTTGCTCTTTCATCAAGAGCAAAAATACTTCTTAACGGTGACGTAATATATGAATAACGCCAACTGTATTTATCATATGATAAATACAATAAGTAGAATATTATTATCATATAGTATCAAAACGCTATTTTAGCACAAAATCATTATAATTCATACAGTATGAAGTTTACGAAAGAACAGCTTTCAGAAGCACTGAAAGCAAAACTCACCAACAACGGCAAGAAAAACTTGGCTATGAGTGAGAGAAGTTTCAATGAGGAAGTGGAAGACATCTACACCGATTTGGAAGGGAGTGATAACAATGAAGAATTAGAGTTGACAGATGTTGTCGAGAAAAAGATCAAACGATTGGAACGTATCGACAATAATGTGCGGAACGACAATTCAAAGTTCGTAAAGGAGTGGGAAAAGAATCACCCCGCAAAGGACGATAAGGACAAAAAGGATGACGACAAGGGCGGCAATGGCAATGACAGCAAACTGGATAAGCTACTCAAAGAACTCCAGGATCTGAAAGCTGAGCGGGAGGAAGAGAAAAAGGCAAAAACCATCTTAGACAAACGTAATCAGCTCAAATCAGCCTTGAAAGGGAAAGAAGTCAAGAACGAGGATTGGATTAATGACCAACTCGAATTGATCCACATTGATTCGGAAACGGATGTTGATGCTCTCACAGAAAGACTGGTAAAGAGCTACAACAGGTTTAATGCCAACACTCCGCCCGATATCACTCCCGGAGGCGTAGGAAGCGGTACTGAAAAGACCGATGACTACGCCGATGTGGTTGCAATCGTAAAGAAGCAGTCACACAGAGACGAAAAACAATAATCATTTAAAACAAAAAGAAAATGGCAGATTTTTATCAGCAAATCCTATTGAACAGTGGTTACCTGCCCGGCAGGGCATTGGTTCAGGCTCGCGGAAGCATTGGCGGACACCGCTATGTCTTCGTGAAATTGCAGATGAGCGGGAAAGATGCGCTTGTATTCCCCACTACAGGATGTGTAATCAAGAATCCGTTCAAAGGTAATGCCCGTGCTTTTGCAGGTACTCTCTTTGAATATAAACCGGATGGTACTGGGTATATCCTGAAATCCTATGCCGTGGCCAAAGCCACAGAAGCAGGAACCGATACCACTATATATCTGAAAAGGGACGGTTACTCTCTCATCCCATTTGTTGGTGACAACCTCATGGTTGCGCCTGAGTCATTAACGGGAACAGGAACAGCGGCAACAGTTACAGCAGTTGAAAAAGCAACCGTTTCTACAGAAGGTGACGCTTGGAAAGTAACCATCAGCGGAGCAATTGGTGAACTGACCACTTCCTCCGTACTGGTTGAAGCGAAAGAAGCAGGAGCAAGTAAAGAAGCGATGGTTACTAACCCCAACTCATACCTTCCTTGTGACTTTGATTTTGTATTTGACCCTGCTGCATCCGATAATGACTTCGACGGAGCAAGATATTTGATCACTCCTGCTTTGGCATTGGGAGATGTATTCCTCTATGAAGACCGTATGCAACCCCTTTCGGATACATTGAAGGATTTGAATAAGAGTAAGGTAAAGGGTTGGTTTAACATGTAAATTTAATTTGACTATGCCTAAATTTGATTTTAACAATAGCAGATATGCAAAGTTTTTCGCTGACAAGACCAATCAGCGTTTCCTGCAATCCTTCATCAATACGGAAGGTCTGCTATACACTAATTATGGTTGGTACAAGACACAGGGCGTAAAGGCAGGCGCACCCACGCCTACCGCACCTAACGGTATTGCCACTTTCTCCGTAAAAGGCCGTGACCTGAAAGCCGCCCCTCTGATGGACCTGCGTGCACCTCTTGGTGACAGCAACCAGATGGATAAGGATGGTATACACTGGTACACCGCATCCATCCCTGATTTCATCGCTCCCGGATTTGTTGAGACAGCTATGGAGCGTGAAGCGAAAGAAAAACAATTTGAGTTGTTCGGGAACGATGCAGATTTGGTTGCCGCTTGGGTTCACACCTTGCAGTCGCAGCTTGACAGCGCTGATGCTACCATGAACTTTATGACCGCACAGTTGATGTCTAAAGGTTCCATTGACTACCGGAACATTGCCCGTGGTATTCAGATACCTCTGCATAAAGCTGACATCCCAGAAGATAACTTCACTAAAGCAGGAACAAAGGTTTGGACGGCGGCAGACTGCAAAATTCTTAGCCAAATGGCTGCTAAAGAGAAAAAATACCGCGAGAAGCGGGGATATGAAGGTGCAATGGTATGGCAGGTTACACGCAAGATGTTTTACGAGGTAATGTTGCAAAATGCTGAAGTTAAGGAATTAATTGAAAGTTACAAAAAGAATCCTTTAGCTTACATCGCAACAACCACTACTGCGCCTACTACACGTGAGTTGTTCCTAGCAGCTTTCCGTGATTATCCAGGTGTATCTCCGATTGAGATTGTGGAAGAACGTGAACGTAACCTTACCAATACCGGCGATACATTCGTGCAAGGCTGGGATGATAAGATTGCCGTTCTGCGTCCTGCCGGATATGCCTGTGAGTTCGAATACACCAACAACCTCGACAAACAGATGTTCGACAAGTACGGTTCGAGCGTAATCACTAAGATTTTCGCCCAAGCCAATGACGGTCTCTGCACTGTGGTAAACACTACAACTAATAATGGGATGTACAAGGAATGGCATACCGATGTGATGATGTCGGCTTGTCCTGCATTGAAAACATTCCGCGACCATGTGATTGTAGATACCAGCACAGCGGATTCCTAACAACTAAAACATTGAAGTAGTAGTCATGGAAAATTCATTCGACCCGATAGCATACCTCAATGGGCTTACAAGGTTCGTCTTTGAAGATGATGCGCTTGAAAACATCGCATACGAGAACGGTTTGGTAGGACTTACCGACCGTTCTCAAATAGACGAATACACGAAAGACCATTGCCTTATCGCACTCTATGAGCTTGTCATAAACGGCCCGTGGTCTGTGGCTTCATCGTCACTCCAGCACGGCGATTACAGGCAGGACGTGGGAAGCGAGACGGTAACGGCGGCTATTATCCAAAACTTGAAAGACCGTCTGAAAGCATTGTACAAGAAGTATGGCGAAGAAGAGGCGTTGGAGAGCATGGATAGCGGAGGTATGAGCTGGGTTGATGAAAATTCATTGGATGTGTAGTTATGCGACTGAAAAGGAAAGCAATAACCGAATACCCGTTTCACGGTACGTTTTATACCGTTTTGACAAAGAAACCGGAGGATGGAGACCTTCTCGGTGACGGCGACTTGCTTGGGGATGAAAGGACTGATAGCTCTCCCGAAGTCCCCGCTACGGGAGAGACCATCCTTCTTGAAACCGAATGCGACATACAGCAGGCTTCAAAGCTGATTAATTCCGGGACTATCATGGCTGATTACAAAGTTTTCTTCCCTTGCGAGATTGGCGCAAAGTTACCGATAAGGTTCAACACCAACTTCAAGTGTGATGATTACGCTATCCCTGTAAACGGACGTGTGGTAGGTCTTGAATACAGCCAGTTGGGAGGTTGCCACGTTGACATTAAGATGAGCGAGGTGTAGGCTATGGCAAAGAAAGACCGCATATCAGTACTTGTTGATTTTCTCTCACGTGAGGGGCAGAAGATTGTGGATAGCCAGCTTAAAAACAAAGGCTACACACATCGGACGCACAACCTTCACGACAGCTACGGTTGGGGAGTATATGTTGACAAGAAACTTGTTGCAAGCGGATTCCCGGCTGTTAAAGCTGAGAAAGGTAGAAAGTGGTATGGTGAAACGATTAAAGGCCGTGAAGCCATTACGGACTTCCTTCAAAACAAGTACAATGCGCATGACGGGATAGACTTGGTTGTAGCGGTCGCAATGCCATACGGTGAGATAGTTGAGGACAAGTATAAGTACGAAGTGATAGCGACTGCAAGAAATGACGTAAAGCAGCTTGCTTCAAAGCTCAAGAACGCGAATTTCGGAATAATAAGTCACGGTAGTTATTGATTATGGGAAACATATACAAGACAACATCAAGAGTAGAAAACTTCTTTTCAATGCTCCTTACGAAAGCTGGCATTTCTGATAACCTGTTTATCGGGAATATGCCCGCAACCGTTGACAGCAGTTGGAAAGACATGATGCTTGTCGATGTGCTCTCACTCAAAGATTACGGTGCTTACGCAAAAGGCTCGGCGAACATATTCCTCTACGCAAAATCAGTTGACAGCCACGGCACAAAGCCTGTGAAGGAACTGTACAAAATGGAGATTGCGCTTGATAAGGCTATTGAATCATGCAACGACGATCATTATGTGATTGAAGTCAACTTCCGTGATGCGGACTACGACCAGAACAGGAACTACTACTACAATGTATATAACGTGCAAGTAATAATAAGGTAATTAATTTTTAACAGGATAATATTCTAAGATTATGGCAAAAGTAACATTTACAGGTAAAACAGCAAGAAAGCTATCAAACCCCAAATATATTGTGGTTACTGAATTTTTATCTTCTGATAGTGAAGAAGCTAAAGGCGATTCCTATATCCTTGAAGATGTACTACGTGATACAACTTCATTCACGCAGGATGATAATGACAAGACAGATATTGAACGTGAAACATCTGACACGCCTATCAAGTCAATCATAAAACTCGGAAAACGAAATGTAGGAGCAACCGTTGATGATTGGCAAGATGATGTAGCTAAGGCTCTTGCCGGCTATTCGCTTGTAGGTAATAAGCTTGTAGCTCCATCGTCATACAAAGACAAGTATGTGAAGTTTGCCACCGTATTCAATGACGATGATGCCGATTCTACGACAGGCCTTATTGCCGCCGTTTACCCGAAGGTAATGCTTGATTCAAAATCCCTTATAGAATCTTTGAACTCTCAAATTGCAGGGATTGAAATAGCGGGAGTAGCTCAGGATGTTGATGTTGCTCCGGCATTTTCAGAAGAAAGCACATACAAAGTCGGAGATGCTGTAATTAAAGACAACAAAGTTTATGTCTGTAAAACAGCAGTTTCCCCTGCTGGTAGTTGGTCTGAAGGTTCTTGGGATATTGTGAATGACGCTCCATTGAAAACTCCGTTCTATTGGGAAAAGAACTATTCTCTTCCGACAGAATAATATAGGTAAAAAGATTGTTGAATAGGGCGGTAGGCTGATATGCCGCCGCCCTTTTTTGTCTGAAATTATGGCAGTTATACGCTCAAAAAACATAGAGAAGAAGAAACTGATAGAAGCAACAAGGGTTACACCTGGGAAACGAGTTTCAGATGAATCAATGGAACGGCTTGCAAGGATAATGAATGACAGTCCAAGCATTATGAAACTCCACGGTACGGAATGGTGTATCAAAGGATTAAAGCCAGGTGTCCAATGGCTCATTGCGGAACAAGCGTGCCGGATTGTCAAAGGAGAGAAACTGAGCATGGGAGATGTTATCAAGGAGTTTGCAGTAAATCTACCAGCAGTGGCGCATGTGATAACACTTGCGTTACTCAATGACAAGGAAAGGATATTTTCTGATTACAACAAGAGAGAACTTTCCGGGGAGTACCACCAAATATATGACCTTCTTATGTGGGGAGAATACGACATGAAAGACTGGGCATTATTGCTTGGTGAAATCCTCAACCTCATAAGCACGGATTTTTTTTTCGAGAGTACCAATGTGATTCAGACCGTGAGGGAAATGACATTGACGAGGAAGACGAAGAAAACGGAACAAAACTGATAATATCCCGTACCGAGTGGGGGCAGATGATTGATTTTCTGCGCTCCAACACTTGGTGCTCTCGTGATGAATACTTGTGGAAAATGACGGTCGGGCAGGTACGGTTAAGCTCGTTTGATTTCTCCCACGTGCAATACTTGAATAAGAATAAAAAGAAAGTCAGTAAGATAGGTAGTGCTGACGATTTGAAGAATTTGAACGACCTGGGATTACCAATAATCAATAAGTAAGATAACGATGGCAAATAACGAAGCAGGAGCATTCCTCAATATAACACCCGATGTACTAAAAAAGTTGGATAGTTTCGATGAGAAGCTGGAGAAGATAGAGAAGCACGCTCATACAGCGGCTGACGCGTTGAAGAACGGTTTTGGTAAGGTTGTGATAGACACTACCAAACTTGAAAACGCCATTACGTCACTTGCCAATAAGATGAATGCGCTTAATTCGGCAGGAAATGCTATTGGAAATATAGGAACATCCGCGCAAGGATCTGCGAGAAACGTATCTTCAATGAACGAAAGTCTTTCACGCGCGGCATTGCTTATGAATCAGATAGGCAATAGCAAAATCAGTGAAAGTTCATTCTCCACATGGAATATAAAAGGTCTGAATCAATACTATTCCGACTTGAAAAAATACGTTGAGAACGCTGATTTGTCAAAGCCACAGCAAGAAGCTGCCATTAGAGCTATGCAGTACATGAAAATGGAACTTGCAGAGCAGAGAAAGACTGACGAGCAACGTGCCCAATCCGCTGAAAAAGCCGCACAACGCAAGGAAGAAGCGGACAGGCGTGCGGCAAAGGCGGCAGCAGATTTGGCAAAACAGCAGGAACTTGCACAGCGAACAACTCCGCAAGGCGCATTGGACTATTCCAAAAACACAAAGTCTCTCAAAGAAAACGTACAAGCAATCGAATACCTTAAAAAGGCTCGTTTGTCCCTAAACACTACTGATAAGAACTACCAAACTACGTTACAACAGATAAACCAAGCTATCGCAAAGCACAACCAAGCGTTACAACAGGCAGGGGTGCAATTACAAAACCTTGCTACACGCCATCGCAACCTTATGGATACGGCTGGGCAATTAAGCCGCCAGCTTGCCTTGGTGTTCTCCGTGTCACAGATTGAAGGGTATATAAGCAAAATAGTTAGGGTTAGAGGTGAATTTGAACTTCAACAGGTCGCATTACGTGCCATTATCCAAGACAGAGATAAGGCGGATAAGATATTCTCACAGACGCTTAACCAAGCGTTAAAATCACCATTTCAAGCAGGTCAGCTTATTACATTCACAAAACAGCTTGCTGCATACCGTATTGAATCCGGCAAGCTGTTTGACACCACAAAACGGCTTGCCGATGTGTCCGCAGGTTTAGGAGTGAGTATGGATAGGCTTATCCTTGCCTATGGACAGGTTAAGGCAGCAGCATACTTGCGTGGTTCGGAAGTTAGGCAGTTTACGGAAGCTGGTATCAACATGTATGGAGAGTTGCAACGCTATTTTGAAGAAGTCAAAGGAGAAGCATATACCACTGCACAGATTGTGGATATGATTTCCAAGCGCATGGTCAAGTTTGAGGATGTGGAAGCCGTATTCAAGAGAATGACAGATGAAGGAGGTTTGTTCTTCAATATGCAGGAAGTGCAAGTAAATACGCTTCATGGGCAAATTGAACGTTTAAAAGACGTAATCGCACTTATGATGAACGAAGTTGGTAAGTCAAACCAAGAAGGCTTCTTATCTATATCAACAGCTATCAACCTTGCAAATACATTATTAGAGAATTGGAGAACGGTTGCATCCGTATTGAAGACAGTGGTTGCTGCTTATGGAACATTGAAAGCTGTTTCCGGAATAATGTGGATTGCGGAACGTGCATATATGGCCAAGGACATAGCACAGCAAAGAGTGAGAATATCTTTGAAGTGGCAGGATATTATGGCTACACGTGCCCAAGCAGCCGCAAACGCTGCAAATGGTACTGCTATTGCTGGGGCAGTAGCTTCACAAAGAAGTCTTAATGCAGCCATGGCAGCAAACCCATACGGTGCTATATTAGCGGTTGTTGTCGCTTTAGGAACGGCAATATACGAAGTGGTTCAAAATACAAACAGGCTGCAAAAAGCTCTTGACGGTATTGCCGCAGAAGGGGCTTTCAGTTCTGTACAATCAGCGAACAATTATGCAAAACTTGCAGCTACGGTGGCGGACAGCACAAAGTCATATCAAGAACACAACAAGGCACTTGCAGAACTGAAAAGCAAATATTCCGACATACTTCCCGAACAATACTTAAATGCAGAGGGCATTAAGGCATTAAATGGCAATTACAAGGAAGCCATTAAGACCATCCATCAATACATCAATGCCAAGACAAAGGAGCGTATGATTGATGAAGTCGGTCAGGAGGCAAACAAGGAAATGTATGCCAACCAGCAGAAAACTGCTAAAGCCATCGCAAAGATTGTGGAGGAGCAGCATGGAATGAAAGTTTCATGGAGTGACATTAGCGGCATTCTCAGCCAAGTGCAAGACAAACTGATGAACGGGACTATCAAATCCGTGCGACAACTTCGGAAAGAAACTGAAAAAGTAGTCGAAGAATATACAGGCTTGAGGAATATTGATTTGAGCGACTATTTCACAAGGTTATCAGGTAGTTCATTTGGCGGTGCTGATAAATTCAGGTTTGAAAAAGTACAAATAGAAAGTAATCAGTTTGTAGAATGGTTCAAAAGCGCAGAATCATACCTTACTAAAATAGAAGATATTGGAAACCGTTTCAACAGAGACGTAATAAGCCTTACTGCGCAACGTTATCAATCTCAAAAAGATGAAGCCGACAAGATGATTGCAAACGCCATGTCCGCATACGATGTGTTACGTGAAGCTCAAAAAGAGAATACAAAAGTCACAAAGGAAGAGCTTGAAAACGCAAGGTCACTTGTGCAAAAGGTATTAAAAGCAATAGGGTCTGATGTAAAGGTCGATTCAGAGTACATGAGTAAGTTGTTCAATGACAGCTTTTTCTTTGAGGATGAGAAAAGAAATGCCACACAGGCAAAACTTAGACAGTTGTTTGAAAAACTGAAAAAGGAAGCCAAAGAATCAGGAGATAATTCAGGGGCAGTATGGTTGCAGGAATTTGAAAAACAGATTAACGGCCTTGACCTGACGCCGCTACAAAACAGCATAAAGAAATTCATGCTTGGGATTAGCGGAAATGAGGATATTCAAGCCAATTGGAATATACGGACTGGAGAAACGGAGGAAGAGTTTAAGAAGCGCATCAAAACAGAGATTGATACACGGAATGAAATAATCCGTAAAAGCCAATTAAGCCTTTATCCTGAATACGGACAAGATACTACTAAGGTAAAATCAGAACTTGAAGAACTGAATAAATTATATAATGGACTTGGTGGCGACAATAAAAAAGGTCGTTCAAGTGCCGAACGTGACATTTGGTCAGAGCGTATATCCGTCCTCAAAGAAATGCAGTCACGGTATGAGAAACTGAATCAGCTTATGGGAGAGAACCGTGCCATAGAGGAAACACGTTCGGCTTTCAAAGGTGCTTTGGACTTCACACAAATGGGAGAAGTTATCAAAGCGGAAGATATTATTCCGACCAAGCAAGGAATGATTGATGCGCTTGAAAAGTTACTCAAACAGATTCCTAATGACGTAAAGAATGCCGCAAAAAGAACTGGGCTTGAAAAGGAAATTGCAGAACTTAAAATCGGTATTCAACAGGACTACCTGAAAGAACAGCTTGAAAAGACCAAGAAGAACATGGAAGATATGTTCAACCAGTTGGACTTGCACAAGGAACTGAAAGATGCAGGACTGTCCGAAGCCGAAGTGCAACAGCTGTTCCCCGGACTTGCAAAGACATTGGATGATGTCGAAAAAGAAATGAAAGCATCATACGAAAAGAATTTCCCAAAAGGTGAGTACCTTGTAGAAGGCACTGACGCAAACAAGCAATATTTAGCCGATTTGGATAAGCTGAATCAACAGCGTGTGAAGGAAAGTAAAGACCTTGTTGTGGAGCTTACAAAAGCATATAAAACACAGCTTTCTGACCAGTTGCAGCTTGACAGATGGTATTATGAGGAAAGGACTAAGATAGCAAAAGCAAACCTTACAGAGGAACAGAAGGCGCAATATGAAGCGAACCTTCAAAAACAATATGGAAAGAAGTCTGATGAAAACACTTGGGAGGCGTTTCAAAATACCGACGAATACATCAAGCTATTTGAAAATCTTGACTATTCTTCAACGGCAGCTATTGATAGTATTCTCGAGAAATTAGAGAAATTTAGAGGGTCTCTCAAAAGTTTGCCGCCAGAACAGTTGAAAACAATAATTGAACAGATTGAAAAGCTGAAAGGTGAAAAACTAGACAGAAACCCTATCAAGGGAATTGTTGAAGCTTTCAAAGACTTGAAAAATGCAAAACCAGAAGATAAGCAAAAAGCTATAGCAGACCTCGGTGCAGCATTTGAAAAAAATGCAGAAAAAATAGATAAATTCAATTCTGCTTTTGGAGAAGTTTCTTCTATGCTTTCATCTTTCGGTGTTAATGTGCCAGAAGAAATATCTGAAGCATTAAGCGGAATGTCTCAGGCTTTCAGCGGTGCAGGAGAATTTGCATCATCATATGCTACAGGAAATGTTTTGGGAATGGTTACAGGTGGAATGAAAACCATTGCCGGAATAGGCAAGACAATCGGAAGCCTTTTTGGCATTGGGAATAAGGACAAGAAGAAAGAGCGTGAAATCCAACGGCAAATAGAGAACGTAGAAAAGTTACAAAAAGCGTATGAAGTGCTAAAGGAGAAAATGGATGAAGCATGGAGCTCCGTAACACTGCATGACACGACTAGACAGACCGTTGCGAACATAAATCAGCAAATTGAATCCTACGAACGGATGATTAAAGCCGAGCAGGACAAGAAAAAGACGGATAAAGACCGTATCAACGAATGGAACGATGCTATAAATGAGCTTGAAAAGACCAAAAAGGAGATTTTAGACGAAGAAAGAAAATACATGGGCGGCATAGGTGGAGAATCCGAATACAAGTCTGCCGCAGAATCTTTTGTTCAAGCGTGGATGGACGCTTTCAATGAAACCGGTGACGGGCTTAAAGGTCTGGAAGAGAATTTTGATGATTTCATAAACAATCTCTTCTTGAAACAAGCATCCATGAGAATTGCCAACAAATTCCTTGAACCGTTGTTCCAAATGATAGACCTTGCTGTTACAGAAGGTGAAGCAGCCATTGCAAAAGGATTTGATGGTAGTACAGACTTGACAAGGCAAGAAATGGATAAGATTGTCGGGGAAGCTAAAAAGCAATTCCCACAGCTTAGTGAAGCATTAGAACAGCTATACAATGCCCTTGGGATAAAAAATAATAAGACAGCCGAATTGTCTTCCCTAACCCAAAGCATTCAAGGTATAACTGAACGAGAAGCAGAAATTTTAGAAAGCCTGCTCAATTCTATCAGGTTCTTCGTCTCCCAGCAGACAACCGACATTTCCGCAATCAGAGCCTTGTTGGATGCCCGATACGGACTTGAAACCGAATACTCCGATAGTAACCCTATGCTTGTCGAATTGAGGACACAGACGGGATATTTAGAGCAGCTTACAGATTATATAAGCAGGGTATTTACACCGAACCCAAACTCACCCGGACCTGCCTTGCGGGTAGTTATGCAGTAACTTTCAGAAAAAAAAACAGTTGGCGGTAATTCTTTCGGTTACCGCTATTTTTTTTGCTTGTTTATTTGTATAAATGAAACTAATTAGTTACATTTGCATATAAGTTTTTAAATGATGTTATGCCTGAAATTTGCAGATTTTTTGGTATTATAATAAGTCTTTATTGGAGAGACCATAATCCGCCACATATTCATTTTTCTTATGGTGATTATGAGTGTTCTATAAGTGTGCTGGACAGAATAGTAGATGGTCAGGCTCCCGCTAAGGTGATTGTCAAAGTGAATGAATGGATTGACTTGCATGAAGCTGAAATTCTTACTTTATGGGAAAAAGCCCAAAAGGGTGAGAAGATAAATAAAATTGAACCATTAAAATAAATGCTTATGCTACGGGTAGTTGATGTTGATTATATCAAGGATTATGAACTTTTGGTGACTTTCAGTGACGGGAGTAAAAAAAAGGTTGATTTGAAGCCCTATTTGACAGGTGAGGTTTTTGGCGAGTTATTAGATAAAGATAAGTTTATTCAGTATGGACTGACTCGTGTTACTATTGAGTGGGTAAACGGAGCCGATTTAGCTCCTGAGTTTCTTTACGAAATTGGAACTGCTGCATAATGAAAGAAGGTACATTGTCTGAATTTGCAGAGATTATCCGCAGTCGTCGTAAGGCGTTGAATCTTACTCAGAAAGAATTGGCAGAGAAAGTCGGAAAGAAACGCACCTATATTGCCCGTATAGAAAAGGGAGAGACAGATATGCAACTTTCCAGCTTCATTAGTATTTCTCAGGCACTGGGCATTAAATTGAAAACGGAGTATTAATAACTATCTATTCAATTAAAGTTTCTATCGTAAACTCTATGCGAGGACTTTCTTTGTCTATGAGTTTCCTTGCGCATATCTCAGCACACAGCCTGTCGTTACGAATAGCAGATACGGCTTGCAAACAGTCCAAAACGCATTTTAGTGCATTATCCAGATCGGGACGGTCGCTGGAGAAATATACATCAACTGTAAGCTTAAACCTCTTATTTATGTCAGTATTACGGATTGAACACTGCATAAAGAAACTTTCCTCATACTTTTTTGTCTCTTTCGTCTTTGCGAGCGTACCGTGACCGCCCAGAGTAACAATCTTGTATGAATTGGATTTACTTGGGATAGATCCGTAAATTATCTGTTTGTCGTATATCATGACTATTCTTCCGTTTTCAGATAAATATTCTTCAATTCATCCTTCTTTAGCGTACCATACTTTATCCCTCTTTCAATACGCTTCCTTGCATTGCCATCTTTAGCCTTATCGGTGTTCTTTGAGTTGTCCTTAGACACTATCAGCTTCACTAGTTCATTCAACGGTATAGGGTCTGTCGTCCTTCTGTCCCAAATGGAACTGAAAAACTCTTTAGCAGGCTTTCCCATCAGCAGCTTCTTTTCCGTCTCTTCGCCCACCTTCTCAAAATGCAAATAAGGATCTGCTACAATATTGAAATAGGGCAGCAAAGATTTTTCGTCCGGCTCGCTCACCATCCGTGTTTTCAGAAGTTTCAGGTATCTTCCGCCTGTCTTTGTACGTCCTATGGCAAACACCCCGTCCGCAAAATTGGAAAGAATCTTACTTCCCGCCATGTTCGTCTTCGACAAGGGCTTCCATTCTTCTATCTTAGGCGTATGCGCTATCACCATAATACTGATATTCATTTCTCTCTTCAACCGTGTCAGCCCGTCCATAATAGCACCCGCATACTCCGCTTCCGCTGTCTGTGTGGAAAGATAGGAAAGGTTATCGAGAATCATGACCTTTGCCCCGGTATCAAGCAATTTATCCTTGATACCCTCAATCACATTCATATTGAACTCATCACTATCCACCTCCTCAGATATAGTACACCTTATAAGTGACTTCGGGAAATCCGCATTTTGGTACCGTCTTGCAAGCTGCCTATCTGACAATTCAAAGTCGAAGTAAAGCACCGTCTGGGGTGGTGCTTCCACATCCACGCATTCACTTTCCCCTTTGGCTATCTCGCATGCTATCTGCGTGGCAAGAATGGACTTCCCTATCCCGCTGTCCGCAAACAGAAAAACAAGTTCATTCTCCCACCAGAAATCACCCCACAATCTGTGTATAGGCGGTTTCTTCTTCCCATCTTCAATGACTGACTGCATGTCGGAAGATGCGAACAGGGGGACTTGCTCTACCATATCCCCCTCATCTGGAATATGCACACCCATTCGTTCATGCCTTTTTATATCGGCTTGTATTTGCTCTTCTTCGGTCATAATAATTCATATCCTTTTGAAATACGGCACAAGCTATATTATGCGCCATGACAACCATCTCATCTCTCCCGTCAGATGTTCTTCTAACCTTGCACCGCTTATATCCAAATTCCGCCTCTCCAACTCTTCCATAACAATAATTACACTGAAAACAAATAGTGTTGGTGTGTTGATAAAACTTTTCTAAAGCCACCAACTTTGTGAATAACTTCGGGAACCTGTTCCCTGTCATATCTTCATTCCAATACACAGATTTCCACTTGCTCCACCAGTGTTTCTTGAACTCAATCGCATAAGCGGGCGCATTTTTATCATCAAGATGTAAAGGAAATATGTTATATTTTGATATTCTATATTTCATATTCCGTATACGCCTATTCGTTTTCAATCCTATCAGGTGCAGGCATTTCCAATAAACGGATAGCCTTAATAGTTTCTTTGCCCTCTAATATCGCTTTGCATAAACGATGATAACCATCGGCAATCTGTCCTGTATCATCAAGAATAATAGGATATTCAAGAGAGCATTCTTTCACGCGCTTGCACTGAAATATAAAACTATGTAGATGACCGCACTCAAACGCTTCTGTTGTTAAGTTTATATTCCATAAAGGCATATCAAGCACAGGATATTCCTTTGCTTTGGCAAAATCATAGAGAGTTTGCGCATTCCATATTTTATTGCCCCTATGGTATTCGCTTTCAGCGAAAGTCATATTATCTATTGGTACTTTCATGCTATTCATATCTTGTTCCAACATAAAAGTTTGTCGGTTATTTTACTAATTATACGATAAGTAAGTGGCTCTTTCGTCCCTGTAAAAAACCAATGGATTATTTGAACCGCCAAAAATGGGAGTATGGTAATCATTAGAGCGAAAATCAATAATATACGCATCAAAACACTATTGATTCTTATTCTTGTTCCTTTGATTACTCCATTGTTTAATCCATTTATACACTCTTCTTTACTAAGAAAACATTCATTTTCCGTGAATCCTATTATGTCAATAGGAGTGCCTTCCAATCTATAAAAAACACGGATAACATTATCTTTGTAAACAGATACATTTATTCCTTCAACCTTATGGCTGGTAGGCTTATCTCTTCCTATCCAAACATAATCACCAATGTTATATTTGTTTTTAACCTTCATAACATTAAATTTTAGCAAGGTGCGCCAGTATTAACCAACGCACCCGTTACTTTTTCTACACGTGGATATAGGCATGTTATTTAGCCCATTCGGACTTAGTTATACAATTCATTGACTTAAACCTACCAGTCACCTCATTGTGACCGTATGAGTACACGTAGCAGATACCTTCTCCGGTGATATTTACAGTAGATTCAGCACCCACATACAGCTTGCAAACGCTCCCTTTCGGAACATAGAACTCAACCTTTGAAGAAAGCACAGTAGTAATCGTACAATCCTGCTCTATTTGCCCGTTAAAGTCCACGTAGAGGCAAGAAGTATATCCGTCCTTATTACGCTTCCATTTCCCGTTGATATAGCCTGAAAACGTCCGTTTTAGGTACTGAATATCCATTCCCCAGCCAAAAGCAGCCGCATCCGTCAGCATTTCCACACCATTTGAATCGAGCGCAATATCCATTAACGCCTCCTTGCTCGTAGCTTCATCCCACTTGTCTTTGTATGACGTGCACAATCCGAGCATCATGGCATTACGTTTAAAAGAAAGCAAATCATTCATTGTTTAAATATTTATTTCTTTTCTCTTCTGTATTAAAATCGTCTGCACGGCCAATAACCTTTTGTGATAAAATAGTTAATCCACTTTTATCTTTTCGAAATACAGTTTCTACAGCCATATCCTTTTTATGTCCGAAATCAACAGATATGATTATGTCTCCACACTTTTCAATGAAAACATCTTTGTCTTTCATACAATCGGAAATTTTTCAAGCTCGACCTCGATAAGTTCATTAATCCTCTTCACGTCACTATCTGAACAAGGAATGTCCTTATACATTCTGACAGACCGTATAATGTTACGTGCATGAATATGAGAATGTCTTTCCAATGCGCTGTATGGCACCCCGAATCGGTCATGCGCAATCACAAATACGGCAGGTCTTGCCATTCTCTTTACGAACGGTATATTTGTCCTCCCTTCGTATAAAGACAAAGGAGAGACAGGAACATATTTGTCATTGCAAAATGCTTTGTTTACGCAATCGCACACAATACGCTCAATCTTTCTTATAACGTCCGATTTTAAGCAATCTTTTTCTTCTGACATACTTCTCTATGATTTTCTTTTGGTCTTCATTAAGTATTTCTCCGCATACATACATATTCCCTATAACGCTCTTACTAAAATATGTCTGCTTACTGCTTTTCTTTATTCCAAGACCGCAATCAACTCCTTTATTAACAGCAGGAATAAGTATATGGGTATTCATACATCCCTTTATCGGAATCGCATGAATTTCAAATCTAAGATGTCCTTTTCTTATCCGTATCCCACCAGTTTCCCAATCCGGCAAGAATACCCCCTTAGTGACCTTTCCGGTTTCTTTGTCCTTGAAAGAAACCCATTTTGCACCGGGATGGTTCCCAATATTGATATAGATACGGTAGATATTATCGGGGCTATACCTGTCCTTTCTCGGTTTCAGTTCCATTGTCAAACATCTCCTTCGTTTCTTCTGCCATGATAGCCTTCTGTTCAAATTCCGCATTAGTTTTCAAATCCTCTTCAGGCGGCGTAGTGTTCATAGCCTTATCCAAATCCTTCATCTGACCTTCCATCCACTTCATGTAGTTTTCAGCCTCTTTCTGCGCTTCATTTATGTCAGTAAACACGGTCATAGGCTTCACAAGGTTCGCTTCTGTAAGCACCTTCATACCGTCCAAGAACTCCTTGTTGGTGGAAGTAGTTTCCCCGAACATTTCATTCTCCTTGCCTTTGATTGACTTCTTGAAGTCCACCATATACTTCAACCAGGCATAGAGGGATGTTTCATGCGCCACACCATCCAAACCTACCGCGTATGGAGTAGTGAACACCCTGAATCCTGTGTAATTCTTAAAAATTGCGCTTTGCTTCGTGATAACAATCTCGAACGAACCGAAATTCTCTCTCTCCAGCACATCACTTTCTTTGATGATGAACTCAAATCCTTGTTGTTTCTTTTTCTTTGCCATTATTGTTATAGATTTATCAATTCTACATTTAACTCTTTACCCGTTAATGCATAACAGATATTTTGAAGTTGGTGCAAATACCCGACAAATACTCTTGATATCGAGTATTCTGCGTTATGTGTAGATAAAAATAACTTATCGTTATCTATCCCGTCGTTATGCAGGAAACACCCATACGACAATTCAACTATATCACAAGAGAATCCATAATATTCCTTTGTAAACCCGCACTTCAAAAGCAATTCTTCTGTAAGAGGAATGCCGTCAAGTCTATCATACAATATTTCAAATGATTCATCCGTATCAATTAACTCTATATTATCAACAAGTATTTGGTTTACCTCAAACGGTTTATTCTTCTTATGTAATGAAGAATAACATTCTACAATGTTTCCAATCCTTAATTCTTTTATATCTACCATACCTATTCATTCTTTTTAAGTTTTCTGCTTCTTTTAGGCTTGAATGCCGTCCTGGCATCCTCGACCCCGATAATACACTCTCCCTCATCCTGAACGGTAGCAATGGTTTCGTTCTCTTTTAGTTCTTCCTCTTGTGCAGGATTAGCTTTTTCCTCAGCTTCCTCCACAACGGACTTACCGAATCGCGGCTTCTCCTGATTCATGTTCAACTTCTGCATATCCATAGCGTACTGTAACTGGTACACCTTGAACTTCTCATCGTCCGAATCAATGATTTCATCCGCATAGCCAGTATAGTGCATGGCGATAGTTCGTCTGTTTGCTTTCATAGCCATTCCCAACGCTTCTTTATCTACGTACATATACGGATGGATGGAAATAAGCCCATCAATAGGAGAAAGCCGTCCGAATGTCTTCTTGTACTGGATAAGTCCGTCTGCCCTCTGCTCCACAATGGCGTAGGCATTCATGAGGTTCTTCTTTTTGATAAGAGCGATAGCCAATATCCAAGTAAGCCCCAGTTCGGGATTGAACTTCTTTGGCAAGTCTTTCAGCTTGGCGAAAGACAATGCTTCTGATAAGGTCTCTGTTTCTAAAAACATAGCAATATAGAATTTAATTTTATTCGTTAGGAAAAGTTTCGTCATATCCGAAGGAATGTCCGTAAACGTTCTTGAACGTAAACGTCACTTCCTTGTATTTCTGCCCGTAAAGGGTATCGCTTTTAGGCTCCGTGGCTCCTGAAAGGTACATCAAAACCTTCCTCCTTCTCGCAGTATCCCGGTACGCTATCTTGCAGCCAGACACAAACTCCAAAAAGTCATGATAAGACGAATCGTCCTTCCCGTCATCTCCGTCACCCTCCAGGAACACTAATGTCAACTTTATGGTAGTCTGCTTGTAAGCCGGAGTACCGACTACGTACACATCCGCCTTGCTTGTCTCTGCGAAGTCCTCTGAATACACGTTCTTAGGCTCCCCGTAAGAATTAAGACCCGTGCATTCCTTGTATCTCAATCCGGGGAATTCCATTTCCAGGTCCTTCCAAAGGGCCCCTTCTTCCCCGAAACGCTGCATTTCAAATTTTATATTTGCCATGTGACGAATATTAGCTACAGCAAATATAGAAAATTAAAAAGTTTTATTAAAGCATTTGTTTAGTAAATTGCATTTAAATCACATATTTACAATGATGTTTGTATTTTTAAATCATGTGCAAACCAAAAGAATACTTATGAATAAAAATCACTTTACTCATTTGAAACAGAATACCTTTGTTTTATCAAAATAATTATTATTAAAAAAGAAAATCCCAAATTCAGCCTAAATTAAAGCCATAAAGTACAATAACACATTATCCCCATTCTAAAGTATACATTCCAATCACTACCATGCATTGCATAATACTACAACATTACATATTAGACACACCCTATATAAATAAAGGAAAAATGTCTAATCCAAAATCAACAAAAGAAAGTAACATAAAGAAAAGTGAGCGATAGCGAACTCCGCTCTCCCTTTTATTATAGAATATAATGAAAGGGGCTTTACAATTCCCAAACAATACAAGTTTTTTTAACATTTTATTCCAAGCAAACGTAATGAATAGCTAGAAAACGAATAAAGCAGAAAATCATAATAAAGCCATTTTAAGAACTATAATATCGTAAAATGATACAAATACCATCGAACAAATAAAACTCCGCCAGAAAGCAAAAATAGGTAATAAACGATATTATGAGATTGAAAAGATAATATGAGGAGATGAACTATTCTTTTCAAAAAAATTCAAAAAAAAATTCGGAGGAGATTGGACGTCCGGATATCCACCTGCTTAGGGGGGGGGAATGGTTATAAGTAAAATATAACTTACAACGATTCACGACGTCCGTTTGATTCGTTGTAAAATAAAATGAAGCGGGATTTTTTTTGAATAATTTATACCATTATGAAGTATAAAAAAATGATTAATATACGCACATACATGGCATATCTTTCGCGATCAATAGATATGTGAGAAAAACACGTAAATAATATAGCGTTTAATATAATGGATATTAGACCTATTATGGGGCATGTTTAGCCTTAAAATAATTTGTAATTTATTGAAAATAAAGTAGTTATTATTTGGTAGTTTCATTTTTTATGCGTAACTTTAAAGTGTAAAAGAAAGAGAGATATGAAATATATCGAAAACTCTTTTACATTGTGTTCTTAATATGATTGGAATAAAAAAGAGCCTAACAAATTGTAGTTTGTTAAGCTCTAAGGTATAAAGGTAGTGAAGTACTACCAAATCACAATTACAAAAGTACTTCATTTTCTCATACCTGCAAAGGTTCTCGTTATATATTTTTTACTGTGTTTGATATTGGTTGTAGAGTGTAACAGAACACAATGTTATTTACTAGTTGCAATAAATAGTATAATAAATAAAAAATAGAGTTATGAAACAAGGATTTATAAATGAAGTTGTTAACGAAGTTAATACAACCTGGGCTGGCAACTATGAAGCAAAAGAAGTAGGCGGATTAATTATTGTTTACTTCGAAGGTAAAGAAGTAGCTTTTATAAAAAATTATAGAGCGGATAGCGAAGAAGAAGGACACGAATACGAAGTAGAGACTTTACAATATTACTGCGAAACCCTTTAATAACGGAATGCAACAGCGTGAAACGTTCAAGGCGTTGTACCCGGTGCAAGTTCCGGGACACGCACAAATTAATAACATAAAAACTTATTATTATGAAAGCAATGAATTTCTACACCGCAAATGGTTGGGCTGGTTCAAATTATGACAGCAAGTTAAGTACAAAGGAAATAGCCGCAAAGGTTCGGGCGTATACAAAGAAGAATTTCCCGGAATTTAAATTCTCTGTTCGCTCTGAATGGAGTATGTACACGGATTCGTTACATATTGAACTGAAAGAAGGTACTTGCATTCCCTTTGTTGAGGGGTCAAGAAGCGCGGAACGTGGTTATATGTCCACAATGAACACCGTTAAGGGATGGGAAAAGGATTTAACGCCCGAGATGTTTAAAGTGCTTGACGCTGTAACAACTTACGCCAATTCTTTCCGCTATGATGATAGCGACAGTATGCAGGACTATTTCGATACTAATTTTTATTTGAGTCTAAAGGTTAGCGATGAATATAAGGTTGTAGAGCCGAAAACAAAGAAAAGCAGCGTTAAGGCTGAAAAGGTTGAAGAAGCAAAAGAAGTGGAAGCCGTGACGGTTGAAGGTCTCGACATCGTGGACTATTCCGAAAAGGCTATCGCGGTGTTTGGCGATACAAAAGCGATCAAAGAGCAATTAAAGGAATTAGGCGGACGCTTTAATCCGTCTTTAAATTACAACGGTGAAAAGCGTGCCGGGTGGATATTCAGCAAGAAGCAAGCGGACAAGGTAAAAGAATTGATAGCGCCTACAGCGTTGCCGGCGCTTCCTGAAGAAATATATATCCCGGAATTAGCAGAAGAACCCCAAGGGAATGACACCCCGTTAATTATTGATGATTATGCGAAATATGATTCGTTTGATTATCCGACAATACCCGAAGAACTGGACGGGTTTAGGCTGGGGGAGGTCGTTTATGATCAATGTGGAGAAATAGGCGTTATATTGGCTTTTAATGAAAAAAACGGTACTGCCCGTGTAAATTCAAATGGTTGTTGCAATGTTGGTGATTTAAAAAAATGCCCTAAAGAAATAGCGGAAAGAGAAGTTAAGTACATGGATATAATACGACCGGAAAAAGCTTTAACGGATTGTACAGCTGAAGCGCACCCGCTCAATAATATAAGCTTTACCAAAACGGACAACTTTAACGGCGTGCGCTATTACCTGACTTCGTCAATGCGTACCCCAAAACCCATCATTAAACAATGGTGCGATCCG